GGCGGAACCGCAGCGTACCGGTCACAGGGTCCAAGCCGCCCGTCTTCGGCTTCCTAATGGAAATATGGATTTGGGTCATTACTGTTCCTCCTTATTGGATTCGATTGTTTCGGGGGCCACGTCCGGGCGAAGCTCGTCCGGCAGCGATGGCTTGGGATGACGTTTCAAAAACTCGGGTTCCGTCACTTCGCAGAACGATTGCAGCCAATGGAACAGGCCACGCACATAGGCCACGATCTTGAAATACTTGCGTTGCACCTCCTCCAAATGCTGGATTTGGGTCTCCTGAAAAGCGACCTGCTCACGCAACGGGTCGATGATGCTTTCCGTGAGAATCTTCACGGCCTTGTCGGCCGCGTCGGCGGTGATGCCGTCGATATCGGCCTCGGTTTTCCTGCTGTTCGACCACGCGCCGACCAGTCCGCCGATGCCGCCACCGCCGAGGAGCGCGAGAATCAACGCGCTCCAAAACTCGGCGCTTGAAAACAGGTCATGAAAAGGGGACATTCAGTGTCCTTTCGAATATGGGAAAGCCCCACACGATATGGTGTGAGGCTAAGTCAACTGACTATCGTCAGGCGTTACGTATTATGCTTACAACAAACGGCAAGGCGGGACACGTCCACTTCACGCCATACGCAACCGCGCATAACGCGAAACACCTTCAACCCCTAACGATGCGTCACGCCAACGCAGACTATTACCAGACGAATCATTGCCGACAATGGAAACCGTGCCCCAATGAAACGTCGTGAGCTTCACCGTGTACGAGCCGTAAGGCAACCGCACAGAACCGGAAGCAACCCACCTCAACGTGCCGCCGTTCTTCTGCGGCGACGTGGAACACCAATACGCTTTACGCTCACCGTTCGCGTCCAAGAAGTCGAACGCCATACTGTATTCGCCGGTACCGCTGATCGCGGCCGCAACCTCGCACAGGATAAGCCCCCCGCAAGTAACAGTCGCAGTCTTCTCAAGATAACCACTCTCAGGCTCAGTCCCAGGGGTACCACTCCACGTGCTCGACCACTCAAACAAGGGGGAGCATCCGCACCCCGGACGCGCAAGGATGCCGGTGACGATGGCGACTTTCGCGTAGGTTTCCACCACGCACCTGTCACCGGCTCGGGCTCCCACACAATCCGTGGTCATCTGCAATCCCATGAGCGTGCCGCCGCTCATATCCACGTCAGCGGTCCAATACCCTCCTGTGTCGTACACCGTGTTGATGGTGCCGATGCGCGTGATGGTGGCTTCCGCCCCCACTTGGGAGGGCATGATTTCGGCCAGACGATTGCCGGCCCTTATCAGGTTCGACTGCATTTATGCCTTCACTGTTGTTGGTTCGCTTGGACGCTGGAAGGTACGGGCCTCGCATTCGATGGGAATACCGGCCTCCAAAGTGATATTCTGCGCGCGTATCGCAAACCTGCCGGAAACCGAGCCGGTCGGATACTCCAAGTCCACCACGTCGGTCAGATTCAAAGGAGCGTACACGTGCGTGAACGTGACCCTGTGAATCACGGATTGTTCGGTGCGTAGCAGTTCCAACGCCTTGTCCGAGGCGAGTTTCCTGCCTTGCTCGTCGGTAGTCACCTCGTCGGGGATGCTGGAATACTCGTAGGCGTGAGCCACCCTGCGGCCACGGCTGACAGTGCTGAACTCCGAAGCCGGGTCATCGTCAATCGCGGTCGAAACGTATTCCTTGTCCGTGTTGTAGTAGGTGACCTTCACCACGTTCGCCACCTCACGCAGGTCGCGTTCGTCGGTCATGGTGGTGAGGAACGTGGCGTTCGCACCCTCCTGAAACGTCCATTTCGGCTGGCGTTTGCCCGGCTCCACATACTTCTCCAATATGACGCGCCCGTACTCGTCGGTTCTCGCACTGGAGTATCCGGCCAAATCCAAGAGATCGTTCACCGCGTCAAGCTTGGTGCTGCCCTTGTCCTTGTCCTTATCGGACCTCAAACCGAACGTCCAATTATCCTTCAGCGTGTAATTGCCGGGATTGTAGGCCGCGACCTGAAGCCCGCATCCCTTGAGGATGTCGGCGGCGGCGGTCACGGCCTTCTTGCCCTTGCCTATCGTTATCGGCGACTCGAACATGTCGTCATCGACTTCTTGCAGCAGCCCGTACAAATCCAGTTGGCTGGAAGATTCCTTGCCGTTCACGCTGCGCTTGGGGATGTTGGGAAGGAACGTGCCCAACGGCACACTTGCCGTGGAACCGTCATGCCACGTGCAGTCGGCCCATATCCGTAGCCGGTCGGTGCCCAGGTCGGTCGCCCCCTCCACGGTCAGGGAACCGGATTCGCAGATATTGGTGTCCTGGTTGCGTTCGATGCTGCCCCCGGATATCACCCAATCCAACCGTCCGGTCTCCAAACCCGTGTTCCTGTTGACTCGCATCACACGGTAGGCGACCTTGAAAGGCTTGCTCCAATCACTCATAGGACGGGCTCCTCCCATGTCAATTGGGTTAGGTCGGCGGAATAGCTGATGTTCTTCTTGTCCGCGATGTCAACGCTCACGGACTGTTCCGCCTTCACGTAGACACGCAGGCCGGAAGGCTCCCGATACCATGCGTAAGGGTATCCGTCAGCCAACGAGAGTATCCGCAGCCACAACGCTTGGTCCCACTCCCATACGCCGGTGACGCTCACCGTGGAATCCAACTGGTCCAATTCGTAGCTGGAAGGCAGAGCATTCGCCCCGTCGCCCCGCGCGAAATGAAACTCGCTGGTCGAATGGGAACGCTTATGAGACACCGTGTTGTTATAGCCGAGCAATAACGTCTGACCCGCATCCGTGCCGAAGTTCAACACTCCGAACCCGGATTCGATGCGCGCGTCCACCATGCGTGCGATGGTCGTGCCCATAGCCGAATACGCGACCACCCTGTAATGGAAGTCGGTGTTCAACGGGGGAATGGGGTCCACGGCCAACTGCTGGTCCAACAGGTTCGAGGCGATAAGCACCTCCGAACCGTCAGGCATGACACGGATGACGGATGCGCTGACCGTCTCCGACTGGCCTTCCTCCGGCACGCCGAACGACACGATGACCAACGCCGCGTAATCATTGTTCGACTCTATCGCGGCCATCGGCTCGGCCGGGTCCGGCCAGTCCACGTCCCTCACGACGCTCGTGCTGGATTCCAAGCCGGAACCGCCGCGCACCACGAGCGTGATGGTCAACGTCGAATTGTTGTTCGGCAGATACTGGCTTGCGCCGATGCTCAGGCTTCGCGTGGAACCGTCCATCGTCTTCCGGTATTTCTCCACGCCGTCCGACTGGATGATGAGCGTCTGCGAGCTGACGCCCGTATCGTCCGCCACGGTCCACGCCACGGTGAACGGTGTCGCCGTAATGGTGCCGGAAGGCTTGTTGATGCTGATGTTCGGATATTTCGCGACCGTGAAGGTCACGTAGTTCGACCATGCGCCCCAGTCGGCGTGGATACCCTTGGTGCGCACGCGAATCCTATACGAGCCGCAGCTTTTGGGCGTGCGCTGATAACTGGTGTTCGTGGTCTGCTCTTCGATGACCGTAACGTCCGAGGGGTCGGTGACCTCCACCTGCGCGGCGGATTGGGCGGAACCGTCAGGATGATTCGGTTTCCAAGCGACCGTCATCGGCTGATTGACAACATACGCGCCGTTCTGCGTCGGGTTCAGAATCGTCGGCGCGGAAGGGGCCACGGCCGTCTGGATAGTGTTGCTGTACGTCCAGTCGGAGAAGAGCGTGGTCTTGGAGTTGTCATCGCCGTAGACAGGTCTTCCCACTAACGCCGCGTACTGGACTTGGCCCGCAGGAGCTGCGGTGTCGGTCCACGTGACGTTCTGGATTCCGTTTATGTCGGGAAGCCAGCCTTCGGCCGTCGCACCGGGGGTGCCTCCGGTTATGTCGGCCCATTCGCCGCCGTTCACCCTGCGCCGCAGTCTGATGCCATACACATACGATTTCGACGTATCCACGGTCACGCGCACGGACTGTTCGGACAGTTTCACCGCGTTCACCGCCACGGGGGCGGCCGGCGTCGTGTAGATGTAGCCCGAGTACACATGGTCGGACACTCCGCCAGGGTTCTGGGCCGCGACACGGAACTGGTATCGGGCGTTCGCCTTCAACCCCGTGTACGAATAGTTCAAGGCGTCCCAGTTCAACGCCTTGACCAGACCCCACGCGCCTTGTGTGCCGCCGTTCAAGCCGACGCACTGGTCTGCGTAGATCTGCTTCCAATATTTTCGCGCCGCATTATCATAGTTCGACTGCCATGCGGCCTTCACGCTTGAATCATTGACCCGCGTCCATGATACGTTCTTCGGCGGGTTCGGTTTCGCATACGTGATGCCGGGAACCGTGAGGTTCACATGCGCTTCCGACCGTCCCGGCAAACCATATGGGATGTTCAGGAACGCGCGGCAGGAGAACGTCTGCGCGGACTCCTGCTTCGTGACGGTCACTTGCTGGGTGTGTAAATCCACGTCGCCGTTGAAGGACCGGTAGCCGAAGTTCACCGTGTTCGTGCTCGTGCTCACGCCATTGACCCAAGCGCCACCGGACACGGCATCGGACGCCACCCAGCGCGACGGGTCGGTGCGACGGTAGATGATGTGCACGCCTATGACGGCCTGTGTCGCGTTCTGCGAGACGATATCGGCTTGTACGCAGCAACGCCAGCCGCCGCCGATGATATTGCCGGCACCTTCAACCATGACAAACCTTTCTTGACGATGTTAGGAAACAGGAGGAAACCGTTGCAAGCTGAAACAAACTGGCTTGCAACGGTTCTCTGACGGTCAGCGCGGACGCATGTTGCGTTTCCGGGTGGCGGAAGCGACAAGGGTTTCCACCGCGTCGGCTATCCTCCGGTCGGAGGACTCCACGCCGTTGATAGTCACCGTGTTGTTCGTCGTGTTCCCCGTATTCGCGGGAAGTTCGACCTTTATCACCGGGTTGACTTCGACATTCCACGAGCCGTTCGCCGTGGATACGCGGCCACCGGTCGCATACGCCTGAGACTTCCTGCGAGCGTTCAACGCGAACGCGGACGGTTGCATGGCTTTCTCCACACTGCCGACCGCGTTCAACGTGTTCAGGAAACTCCTGCCATACAAGGCGTCAATCTTCTTGACGGCTGCGGCACGAAGCACCATCTCACCATTGGACAGCATCGCCGGAATCGAATCGGAAGTGGAAGTACCGGGACCATAGATACGACCACCGGTAGCATGACCGCCACCCCCGGATATCGTGTCGATGAAAGCCGTCCATGTGCGACCAGCGATTGACCGCAGAGTGGATAGCAGGTTCGACGCGACATCCAAAGCGTTGCCCATCGCATTCAACGTCGTGGAATGATAGGTGGGCACCTTGCCGATCATGCTTCGTGCCGTTCCGGCAAACGATGGCGTATTGCCGAGACCCGTAAACATGGACAACCACTGCTGAGGAATATTCCGAACCGCATTATTGGCGATGTTGGAAAACAGCGTCGTATTGCCGGAACCAGTCAATATAGACTGCCACTGCTGAGGAATGCTCTCAACGGCGTTCTTCGCGATACCGGATGGGCCACTGGTGCCATCAAGTCCGAACAGCCACGACCACCATTCATGGGGAACACTGAACACGTTCGCCTTAGCGGACTCGGTGCCCTCGCTGGTGTTATCGACGGCGCTGACGAGAATATTATTCTCAGCGAGCTTTTCACCATCGGACTCCCTATAGGAGGCGAGTTTCACCTGAGCGTCATCATCGTCGGCGTCGATGTTGAAGCTGACGCCCTTGGCGGCGGGAACCTTATTCTTCTCCACGTCCTTTATCTTGCCGGAAGCGTGGTCGATACAGTCGAGAATCCACTGTATCTGCTCGTCGGTCAGGTTCAGATAGCCGAGCTCGTCCCTGACCTTCTGCATGCGCTCCTCAGCGTTGCCCTCACCTGAGAACAGCCACTTGTAGGCTTTCTTGGACATGCCGAGAGCAAGAAGATTCTCCTTGACCTCGCCTGTCTCCCAGCGAGCATTGCCCTCCGCGTTCAACAGCAATGTGAGGTCCCTCTCGGACAAGTCGCCTTTCATCAGCTGCTCAACAAGACTGAGAACACCGTCCAACGTGGTGACCACTCCAGCTTCACGTAGCCGGATAACGATCTCTTTCTCACCATCGGTCAGACCGGATATGCCCTGCACGAGCTTATCCACCGCATCTTGGGCGATTTCCGAATGAGCGGTGATCGTGGTACCCACATCAGAGGGAATCAGACCAAGCGAATCAGCGTACCTTTCAGCAGCTTCCTCACTCATGCCAGCGGCCTGAGCCTGCTGCACGATGGCCTCACGCGCCTCATAAATGGAGTTTGCGGCCTTCTGCGTGTACTCCTCCACCTGACCGTTCTTCTCACCATAGGAGAGAAGCTGATGGGCGGACAGCAACGCGGTAGCGGCCACATCCTTCATCGCCTTGTCGGTGCGCACATAGGCGGCGTTGTTGGCGTCAGCCAGTTCGCCGTTTTCCTTGAACGCCTGACCGTTCGCCTTGACCGTCGTGGCGAGCGAGCTGAGCTTGTCGGACAGCGCGGAGGAGGAATCGGAGATCTGTTCGAGGGAACGCAGATATTTCATCTGCTCCTTGACGGATTTCTCCAAGCCTTCCTTGTGCTGCTTCTTCAACGCCTGCAACAGCGTGTCGGCGGCGATGGCGGCATCGGTCTGCTTCTCGACCATCATGCCGTACTGGTCGCTGGCCTTGTATGTCTCCTTGCTTTGCGCCTCCAACTGTTTGACGAGCTTCTTGTAGCCGGCCTCGTTGCCGCTGACCGCATCGGTCAGCGTACTGGTATTGATGCCCAGACGTTTGGCCGCGTCGGCTGCGGACGTGTAGCCGCCGCTGACCTTGACGAGCCATTCAGTGACCGCGCCGCCACCGTCCTTGCCGAACAGGAGCGACGGGTCATCCCACTGTTTCGTGGTCTCCGACTTGAAATCGTTGAACGCGTCCGCCGCCTCCTTGGCGTTGGACTTGATGCCCTTCATGCCGTCGATGACCTTGTCCATCGCCTGCTTGGATGCTTCCGCCTTCGTCGTGTAGTCGGATATCGCATTGCCGATGACGGCGATGCCCGCGCTGATTCCCAGACCGGCAACCGTCGTCCAGCCGCCGAACGCATCCCACAGGTTCTTCACGCCGGTCTTCAACGAACCGAACCTGCCGGACTGCTGTTCGGCCTGCTCCCCGGCCGAACGGATGGAGGCGATGGCCTGACCGTTCGCACCGACCAAGCCGCCCATGTCCTTGGAAGTCTCCTTGGCAGCGTTCCCCGGAAGGAGCAGCTTCTTCGAGTTAGCTTCCGCCGCCATGCCGAGGGAATTGACCTCGCTGATGGCACCGGACAGAATACCCGCATAATTGCCGGAACGCAACTGGTTCATCGCCTTAATCAGGGTGCCCATTTTCACGGACGCCTGTTCGGCGCTCAAACCCAGTTCGCTGAGCATCTTCTGGTATCGCATCGTGGACTGGATGTTCTGCAACATGCCGGTCTTCAACGACTCGAACGCCGTCTTGCCCGCACGACCGAACGTGGCCCACAATGTGATGATGCTTTTCACCGGCCCCGGCAACGAGTCGAACGCTTGGGCCACGCCGGTGGCACCCTTGGCGATGGTGCTGATAAGCGGGCTCACGGTACGCAAAGCGGACGCGAACGTGCCGCCGAACGTGCGCGACAACTGGCCCACCATGCTCGCCAAATCGGAGAACATGGGGCCCGCGTCACCCACCGCGTCAAACACCTGGCTGAACCCGTCGCGGACACCGGAACTGAAATCGTGGATTCCACCACCGGACTGCTGCAACACGCGACTCAACCCAGTGATGCCCTCGCCTACGATCTGGCCCGCGTCACCGAACACCGCGCGAGTGGTGTCCTTCAACGAGTACGCGGCGTCGCCAATATCCTTGAAAGCGTTGCGCATCTTGTCCTGCGCGTCCTGCGCACCAGCGCTCCAAGCCTCCAAAGTCTCTTGGAACTTGATGGTGTGAACGGCCTTGTTGGCTTTCTCCAAAGCCTCGGAAAAACCTTGGATACCGTTCTCGGTCTTCGCCAGAGTACCCAACGTGCCCTCAAACACGCCTATCAGGTCGAACACGGACGATTTCAGATAGCCGCCCTGTTCGATGGCCTTTTCCATCGCCTTAGAGACTTGACCGGTACGTTCGGCGGTATCCACCCAGTTCGCCCACTTCTCGGCCACGTCGGAAATGTAGGAGGCCATGCGGGGCAGATACTGGCTGGACTGGTCGCCCAAGCCGAGGAACGCGCGGGCCAGTGACTGCAAGCCCGGGTTCAGTTCGGACACCGCGAGACGAGTGTTCTCGAAGATACGCGGTAGTTGGTCGGCCTCGTTCGACTGGCGCACCACGTCGATAAGCCCGTTGAGCACCTTGCCTTCCTCGACGGCGATACCATTCAAACCCTTGGACAGTGAGGGGGCCACGTCGTTGGCGAGACGGTACAGGTTATCCCCGTACTCGTTCCAAGCGTTGTCGCCCAACTCCTTGTTCAGGTTCGCCAGCGAGGTCTTGGTAACATCGAACTTTTCCTTCAAATCACCGAACACCCGGTAGCCCACGTAGCCTGCGGACGCCAGACCAGCCAACGCGGCGGGAGCGGCCAACGCGGCCTTGCTCATGGACACGAGGCTGACGCCGACACCGCCCGCAGTGCGTCCCAGGTTCAGGAGTCCGGCACCCAACGCGGTGACGCCGGCACCGAGAATCGACCACTTGGGAACCACCTTGTCGAGCTTGTCGAACAGGTTCACAAGACTGTCGAACTGGTTCTGCACGCCCTTCAAACCGGTCGCACCACTGGTCATGCCGGAGAAAATCTTGCCAAGGTCAGTGCCCTTGAAATTAGCGAAGATGTCGATGGTGCGGGGGCGGGTGAAGTAGGCGAGATGGGCTCGGGCCAACGCGGTCTCCAAGTCCAAATCCATCTTCAGCTCGTCGTTCTTGTCCTCGAATTTCTTCAGCTTCTCCTCGGCGCGATGCATTTGCAGGTCGAGGTCGGCTTCAAGCTCCCAACGACGTTCGGGATTGGCTTTGATCTTGGCGGCGGTCTCACGCATCGACGCGATGATTCGTTCCTGATCGACCTGCCAGTCCACGGGAATGTCGAGGCGCGTATGACGCAGCTTCTCCAACCGGGCTTCGAGCTTGTCGGCGTTGTCCTCCCACACCTTGACGCGGACGTTGACCTCATGCTCCCGGTCGAGTTTGGCGCGCAGCTTCTCCGCGTCATACATCAGTTCCGCGTATTTTTTGTCCCATTGGGTCTTATCCAATGTGGCTTTGGCGGTGATCGGCTTGCGGGATGCGAAGTCGCGCAGCTTCTTCAGCTGGTCGAAGGTATTGTTGAGCTCCTTGCCGAGGTTCTTGTCGATGCCCATGGGCTTGAACTTCTGGAACGCGGCGGAAAGCGCGTTGATCTGGGTCTCCTGCTCGTCGAACAGGCTGGTCAGTTCGCGGGCGGTCTTGCGCTGCTTGTCCATCGTGCGGCGCGAATCGTTCTGTACCGCGTTGAGGCGTTTGACGCTGGTTCCCGTGTCTTCGAACACCTCGGCCAACGCCTTCTGGCCGGCCGTGAGCTTCGACAGCTGCTGGAGCTGCCTGCGGTTCAGCTTCTCGGACTTCTCCTCAAGGTCGAGAATCTTGTTCAGGCCGGAGAACAGCCGGTCGTTCTCACGGTTGAAGTCTTTGAGCCGCGCCTTGCGCATGAGCTCGGCGTCCGAATACTTGGAGATGGCGTCGGTCGCCTTCTCCCACTTCTTGGTGTTGGAGTCGATAAGACGCTGCTGTGCCGCTACCTTGTTGTCGAAATCGGCGGAGAAGAGCTTGTCCTGCGCCTTCTTGTTCTCCGCTATCTCCTTGCCTACCGCCTTCAGGTCGGCTTTCAGGCCCTTGAGCTGTTCGCGCAGCTCGGGGATGCGACTGTTCTTGTACCAGTTCGCGGTGTCGATGTTCCCGGCCTCGCGCAGCTCCTTCATCTTCTTGATGGACCAGTCAAGGGTCTTACTGACATCGGCTTGGCTGCGGGTCAACTGCTCCTGACGTTTGCGCCCGTTCTCGATGGCCTCCGCGTACATGTCGTAGGCGGCGTGCTCGTCCTTGATGAGCATGGTCTGCCTGCGGGATGCGGCCGTGGCCTCCTTGTCGTAGAGGGCGCGTGCCGAACGCATGCGGGAGAGACTGTCCTGAAGACTGTCGGCCACGGATTTCTGCGACTTCTTGACGAACGCCTCCGTCTGGCCGGCGGTCCGCTTGATCTGGTTGGAAAGCCGGTGAATCTTCTCATTGAACGACGTATCGTCCAAGTCGAACCTGCTTGTGACCGGCTTCTTCTCCCACTGCTTCCGCTGGGCCTGCATGGCCTTGTCGATGGCACGCAAGCCGGACGGGTCGCCGTCGATCTTCACCACGTTGGTGAGGGTCTTGCCGTCAAGGTCGCGCATCTGCTCCTTGGCGCGTGCGACGCCCTTCGTGTTCACATCAACGGTGACCTCAGGGTGACGAGAATGCAGTTCCGCGTTGAGAATCTTCCAGAAATTATCGGTGTCCGGGCGAATATCGACGCCGACCGCGCCAGCGGAATACACGGCCATGAGAAAACCTCCGGGAGGATAAACGAAAACCCCTCGTGGAATGCGAGGGGTTTTCTGCTAGAAACTGTTGCCGTCGAACACGGCACCCAACATGCCCGTGATCTGGGCGAACGACTTGCCCGCCGTGGAGAACGATTTCGGCCCGACCGAATCGGGCTTGACCACGGTGCCGGGCGGATAGACGGGCTGCGGCTTCGACTTCTTGTCGCCCATCATGCGGGCGATCATCACGCGAATCATCTCAAGCTGGTTCGTCATGCTGAGCATCAGCATCTGCGACTGCCCGTAGGTGAGGTAGGAAAGACGCGAAAAGCATGCCGCGTCTTCCCGTGGGAGCGGATGGTGTTCGGCCATCCACGCGCGGTACAGGCTCCCGTCAACGCCCTCCAAACCGTCCAGCAGGTCGCACAGCCATGACGGCTCCATGCGGCCCATACTGGCGGGGAGGTTGATGTTGTAGAAGCGTTGGAAGTCGGCCGAGACCGCTACTCTGCATTCTCCAAGCGCGTCTTGGAGGCGCTTGATTTTCCCAGTGCCACCGAATAGAACGTGGTCAGGGACACCAGCAGCACGTACAGGTTCTCCAAGGTGCGGCCACGGGTGAACTCGTCCCACTGCTTCTCGTCGGCCGCGATTTCGCGGTAGAACATGTCCGCGTACTGCACGATCTCGGCCATGAGGATGACGGCTTCGGACTCGTCGTACTTCGGCTTCTTCTTCGGCTTGTCGGCCTCATCGTCGCCGAATAAGCCCATGTCGCCCAGTTTCCCGTTGCGTTCGGAGATGCGCTGCCATGTCACCGAGAACTCGGCGGACTGGGCCACGTTCAGCTCCTGCGGCTTCGCCATGTCGGGCAGTCCCGCGAACAGCGGCTGTTCCTTGAGCTCGTCCCATGTCTCCGGCATCTTCGCGTTGTCGGTCGTGTTCTTAGTGTTCTCTGCCATCATCGGCTCCTATCCGTGGAAAAGAATGATTCTGAAAAGCCCTATCCGTGGAAAGAGGGGGTTCCTTGCCGCGCGGATAGGAGACGCGGCAAGGAAGAGACGGGTCAGACCGTGAAGTCGGACGGCGCGAAGTAGGCGACGGACGTGAACTTGCCGTTCTTGTCATGCGGAAGCGAGCTGGATGTCTTGATGTTCGCCTGAGCGGAGAACTCCACGAACGAATCCGTGGAAAGAGCAGGCAGACTGGAGAACGCGATGTCCGAGTTCGGCAGCAGCAGGCCGGCACGGCCGGTCGTGTTCGTGTCGGACCACAGGATGAACAGGGACTTGTTGATGGGGGTCTTCTCCAAGGAGAAGGCCACGCCGGCGCCGGTCATATCGACCGCGTTGTAGAAGGTCTTGAACGTGCCCTTGTCGCCCTGCACCGAATTGAACGTCACAGTGCCGGTGGTCTGGGCGTACTGGGTGCGGAACGCCGCCTTGAGCCAAGTGCTCAACGTGGTGGCGTCGCCGCCGTCCAACGCGAACTCGGGCAGGTTGTCGTTCGACATGTGGCCGAGGTTCGTCCACATGCCGTCGCCCACGCCCACGGTCGCCGCCTCGACGGTGAACTGCTTGAGCAGTGCGGAGGTAATGATGGTCTCGGCCTTCGCCATGAAGATCGTTCCTCGGACGGCGGTCAACACGCCGTCGTCGTGGATGCCGATTTCGTCAGCCATATCGTTTTCCTTTCAAATATGGAAAACCCCGCAGCCGTGTAGGCGTGCGGGGTCTGATTGTGTGATTGATGGTTTTTCAGATAAGGTCAGCCGCGTGGGGACGCGGCCTGTATGCGTTTCGTGGAAGTCCACGCGACGATGCTTTTGGAACTGGTCATGTCGCCGGAAGACCGGGACTCGAAACCGGGATTGTCCACTATCCGCCCGATCTTCCCATAGTCGGTGCCGGGCCGGTAGGGCCATGCGGATATGCAACGGTGCAGCCATCCGCAGATGCGGGCCACCCGTTCCGGGTCACGGCCCAACACCGTCAAAGACAGCGTGTACTGCCATATCCAAGCCTTCAGATTCCAGTCGGGCTGCTCAGGAGCACCGCAATGGTAGAGAATCACGTCATGGGACAACAGGAGCGAATCCGTGGCGGGCGTGACCTCCGGTTGGATGACCGGCCTGAAATCACGGTTCTTCCATTCGACGGCGTCCAGGTAGGCGCGTGTCATGGCGACCGCATCCAACTGTTCCCTTACGGAAAGGTCGAATATCGTGGGGTCAGACATATTTCGCCTCCGACATGATGAACAATCCCGGCATCCAAGCCAGCGGGCTTTTGATGCCGTACTTGTGTTCCAACCACCGGTTGAAGTAGCCGAACTCCAAGTGAGAGGCGATCTCGGAACCGTCACGGCCCTTGACGCTCATGATGACGGCGGTGTGCGTGCCGTGAGCGTGAGTGCTGATGTCGATGCGGTCGGCGACGGACGAATGCTTCGCCTTCATGTCGGCCAGCGCCTTGGCTTTCGCTTCGACCTTCTCCGCCACGGGACGGGTCGCTTCGGCTCCGAACAGTATCGCCATGTCACGGTTCAGCACCCTTGCGGGCTTCAGCTTCACGTACCCCATGTGCGGCTCCCCTCGGGCGGGACAGGCGGTTTCAACCCGTTGTCCTCGGTCGCATGGCCGATGCATCTCGCGGTGATGTTCCAATGGTGGGCGGCATCCGAGGCGTGACGCATCTCCATAGGCGGGCCGTCAACCTCGTAACAGGCGTTATCGAGCCAGAACTGCGTGTTGATGTCCCCATGCCATTCCGGCGCGAGAACGATCGCCAACGCATCCTCACGCAGGCCACCGGTCGTTTGCGGCGTGGTGTCCTGCGCCCAGTTCTTGGAAAACGTGCTGTTCTTATTGATTCGAGGCTCGAACGAGCAGTAACAGTAGGAGGCGTCCCCATCCGGCACCGTGCCGGAACCGTAGACGGTTTCGACCGGTTTCATCGGCTGCACCACGATCATGTCGCGGTGCAGTAGATCGTCCGTTATACGGGGCTCGGTCTCCACGTCATCGAACAGGTGGGTCTCCTCGGGCTGCTCCCCGTCATACAGGTGGCTCATGGTCAGCCCCCGAAACCGGGGTCGAAGCCGAGGCTGATGTGCCCGCCGCCCTGCGAACTGGTGTAGCCGGCGAGTATGGCCTTCTCGTCCTTGGCGACGAACAGTCGGGGACTGGGATTGTAGCCCGGAGCCACCGGCTGGTCGTCGCGCCGCGTGTACGAGTAGTTGCCGTTCGATTCCGCCTTGTACTTGTACTGGCGGGCGAGACGGAGAACCATGTCGCATACCACGCCGGCAAAATCCGATTCGCTCAGCCTCCGCCTGCGCAGCCGCGCGTACACGTTCGGGCATTCGGCCATGCACAGCAACGCGGCCTTACGGCACTGCTGCCTCACCCACGAATCGGGGAAGCCGGTGTCCTTGTCGAACAGTTCCGGCTCCCCGGTCGCGTTGAGCCGCATGTACTTCAACCAGTCGATGTTGTCGATAAGCGTCGTGGACATGCTGGCTCCTTAAGCTCAGCCGTTGAGGACGGTCGCTTTGAACGTGCTGTTGGACTGGACGAGAACCGGCAGCATCGTGCCGTTCACGTAAGCCTCGTAGCCCGGCGTGGCGGACGGGATGTCGAGAATGGCGCCGATCGGGCCGGCATCGTACTGGCGGCTGATGCCGTACACGGTGGACTGCTTGGCTTCGGCGGTCGGGCCGAGGGCCGTGTATCCGAGGCCGGTGTCGTTCAGGCCGGGCAGCAACAGGACGGTGTTCTCCGGGAAGAAGGAGGCGACGCCGCCCGGCAGGATGATCTTCTGCTGGCGGGCGAACTCCTCATACGTCTCATCAACGAGCAGAACGTCGCTAATATTCGCATAGGAGGAAAGAACGCCACGCACCTGGGCTTCGCCGATGAAGGCGGGCAGCATGTCCGACTGGGCCTGACCCGCGTAGAAGTACTTCATCACGGCGGCGTTCTCCATGAGCGTGTTCATGACCTTGCGGGTCGTGACCATGACGCGCGGGCGGGTGCCCTCGGCCTTGTACACGAGGTCGCTCCATTTGCGCAGGTCCTTGATCGGGTCGCTTGCCGCGTTGGACCACAGGTTGTTGGTCTTGAGTTCGACGGCGAGCGAGGCGTCTCGCGCATAATCCCAGTTGGCGGTCAGGTCCGACTCGTCGATGCCGAGCTTGGCGTCCACGGCGACGGCGACGTTGGCCTTCTCCGTACGGTAGGCCATTTCGGTGCCGAGTCGAGCAAGAGCCTCACGCAGCTCGTCGGAAGCCTCGGAGGCGGTGGCGGCGACACGTCCGGCTGCGATGTCGTGCTCGCTGATACGGTGGCGCTTGCGCAGCGGCAGCATCTCCGTATAGGACTTCTTGCCGCCACCGGTGGTCTTGTCATACGGGGCTTCGGCATCCCACGTCGAATACTTCATTTCCTCGACCTCGAAGCGCGGCTGGTTCGGAATCCAGCTCACGTTCAGACCGGTCGGGTTCATCACATCCGGCAGAATCTTGCCGAACGGCAGAATCTCGCGCGTGGACTGATATGCGCCAAGCACGATGGCCGACGCTTCAGCGGGCGTGATGATGTCCTTGTTGATAAGGGCCATGATGTTCCTTTCGGGTATAAAAAAACCCGCCACATGGGGCGGGTTTCAGAAAACGAATGATTAAGGTCACTTAGCGGCCATGACACCGGCAGTGCGCAGATTGACGAACAGGGTGTTGACCGCAGTGACGATGGCGGCGGCGTCGGCACTGGTTGCGAGGTTGGCGACGTTCGCGGCCTGCTTGACGCCACCCAGTGCGCTTGCAGTGGCGTTGGGCAGTTTGTAGGCGGTGCCGGCAGCGGACGGGGACAGCACCTTCACATCGCCGCCAGCGGACTTGTCGTAGTCGAGGATAAGACCCTCGAAAACGGTGCCTTCCGCCAGTGTGACCGGCAGGTTGTTGCGGTCGATGACGGCCATGTAGCGCACGCCGGCGGTCGGATACTGGTTCTCGAAGCTGGAGCGCGTGAACACCACGTGCTGCTGGCTTTCAAGGAAGCCGGCGACCTTGAGCTGGCGGCCATCGGTGGCGGCCGGGTCATACGGGCCGAACAGGCCGGTGCTGGTGACCTTGGCGACCGGAATGCCTGACTTCAGCCAGGCGTTGAAATCATCCGGGTCGATGGAGGCGAAGTACTTCTTCTCCTTCTCCTTGTCGCCGGTGAACAGGCTCAGATCAAGCTGCGCCTCACGAATGCCATCGGTGATGCGGTTGATAAGCCAGGACTGGTCGTCCTGCGGCACCGTATAGCCGGTGGTGTGAACCATTTCCACGGGGTTAGCCATTGGGGTTCTCCTTACTTTTTGTCGTTGTTGATGGACGCGAACTTGCGCCCGTAATCGTATGCGGCAGTCAATCCGCCACTGGCCGTCGAACCTTGAGGATGAGGCGCCGTATGGCTGTATCCCTCCAATACGGAGGCGGGCAGGGGCTGCTGCTGTTCTTCTTTCTTCCCATCGTCGGCAACCGTTTCGGTCTGCGCGGGAAGAATGAACTGGGATGCGTTCTTCGCCCACTCCTCGATGGCTTCGGCGTCCGCATCCTTGGGTGCAAGGGCGGCGAACACCTCATCGGTGAGCTGCGGGTATGCGGCCTGCGCCTTGAGCTTGGCGATCTGGGCCTGAGCCTGCGCGTACTGGTGCTCCACGTCGGCCAACTTGTTTTCCGCTTCGGTGGCGCGCTTCAGGTTCGCATGGCTCTTCTTCTCGTTCTCGCGGCTCATGGCCTGCCACATGGACACCTTGTCGGCAAGGTCGTTGCTGTCGGCCTTCGGCGTGGTGTCGTTCTGTTCGCCCGTTCCGGGCTCACCGTCCACGGTCGTTGCGACGATGGGGGTGTTCTCGTTGTCAGCCATCAGGGATGGTTCCTTTCAACTTGGTTGCTGTTATGCGGCGAGACGGAGCCTCGCCCTGAGTTGTTGCGCGAACGCAAGGTTTGCCGCCAGCGCCTGTTTCAGGTGCGGCGAAGGTTCGAAATGGTAGGTGTGCTCCTCGTAGCGGAAGTGTTCGGCCTTTCCGGTCGATTCGACCTTCCGGTAGTATTCGGTGAACACGTTGGCTCTCTCCAACATTCGTTGAATCTGCTCTCGGGTCATATCCGCGTCGGGCTGATGCCATTCCACGTCCTTGCGTGGCTTGACTTCCTTGGCGCTCAATACGGGGCCTATCTCGCTGTTGGTGAGCGTCAGCACGCGGGTCTGCTTGAGTTTCGCAGCCGTAGTGCCGCCCGCCTCCTTGTAGATGCGTTTCAGGTCATCGTCGTTGAGTCTCAAACCGGGGTCGTTGTCCTCGGTGATGGGGAGCACGGTGCAATGGCAGTTGCCGTGAATGGGCATAAGGGCCGCTATCGAATACACCCTGTCGGCTGCGACCACGCACAAGCCGCACGTGCCCGTCTTGGACAGTTCCGGGTGAATGACTCGCCGGTATCTCGTAATGCCCGACCCTCGGTAGCGTTCCAATGTGGCTCGCGTTCCGGCGATCATGGAATCGGTGTCGATGATATCCACAAGACGCTCGTTCGCCTCTTCCAGCCACCTGTCAACGGAACGCTGCGCGTCGGCCTCAAGGTTCTCCCACGCGGACGGGCGCAAGTGAGGCTCCTTGCTGGAAGCGTCCCTGTAGGATTCCACGGGGCGGAGCATCATCTTCCACGGGTCCGTGTTGTCCCTGACCACCTCGAACTCCGGGAGCTGCCCCTGCGCGGTGGCGCCGACGAGTCCGAGCGCGATGTCGGCATAGGCTATGCCAAGTCGGCGCATGCGCTCCACGAACGCCATATACCGTGAGGTCAGGTTTGCCGACGCGCCCTGCGTGACGGCATCGTTCCACCAGTCGGCGGGGGACAGGCTCTGCCACATCTTCCATGCGGCGGTCACGTATTCCTCGACCAGACGGGCGCGTTCGCGCTCGTACCGGCTCATGCGCTGGTTGAGAATCTGGGTGATGTCCGCCATCAGAACGTCTCCACGCCGTCGAGACTGGTGACGCTATCGGAAACCCCGTCGCCGTTCTCGTCTCCGTTCAAACCGTTAACGGCGGACTGGGTGGTTTCATCCCAGCCGGTCGCCGGCTGCACGGCGCCCTGCAATACGGGCTGACCGGCCGATTGGTCGGAGAACGTCAACTGGTCGGATATGCGATTCATGTCATCCTCGGCTATGTCCTGGGCGGTGAAACCGAAGTCATGGGTGAGAACCGTGCGGCGTGCCATCAGACCGGACTGGTATTTCAGCTGGCCGGATTGGGCGAGTTCCAGACTGCTCGTGGACACCATGGGCTTCCACATCAGCTCGAAATCGTCATCGGCGGCGCTTCCCTCACCGTTCAACGTCAACGCCATGCGAATCATACGCCCGATGGCCTCGGACGCGAGGGCGTTCAGGTTCTCGACCTTGAATCGCAGCGTCTCGCGCTTCAACTCGGCACCGTTGGCGGAACCCTGCACGTCAGGGCTGAGAATATCCAACGGAATACCGGCCGTGGCCGCGAGATGCTTGATGTCGGCGTTGATGACGTTCTGCAGGCCGTTCAGATCGGTGGTCTGAGATTCCCATATCTCCACACCGTCCGGCAGGTTCCATAGTGCGGCGGGGCCCATGGCGAACCTTTCGGAAAGGTCGATGGGGTCGCCCTCCTGTTTCAGGCCTTGAATGACCTCGATGTCCTCGGGGCCGTATTCAAGGTTGATGTCGCCCTTGATGGCGCGCTGGCGGAACGCCTGCATCATGGTTATGCACAGGCGGTCGAAAATCTGACGGTCGATACGGCGCAGAGTATCAAGAAAAGGCTCGAATATGCCCATGCCGTCCGGCGTTGGCAGTTTGACCACCGGCAGACTTTCACAGGCTAGAGCGTAATCGTAGGTCTCATCGCCCTGTGCCCACTCCCAAGTGTTGCCCGGCTCCCATGCCTTGCCTTCTATGGCGAGCTGTGCCACGGCCTCGTCATCGTCGGGGTCGGTCACCGTGCGTTCGCTCTCGCGCGTGGCGAGCTTGGAATACACGCGTTTGATATTGCCGGCCTCGTCGCGTTCCATGCCAAACAAGCGAATGTTCTCGACCCCCTCACGGGCGTCATAGCTGTAATGGATGGCCGAATCTTCATCATCAGACATGTAGCAGCACCAAGGGCTCCACGCCTGCACCAGCTTCTTCCCGCGCCCCTTGTTCACAAAGCCGTAGGAGGCGCCGTAATCCGCGGTGTCGGGGAACAGGTGGCAGCGCAGCAGCGTGTCCATCATGCAATCCTGGTACATGGCGTCGGCGGCGGTATCCTTCATCTTCTCGTCGGATATCTTGCGAAAACCGTTCGGACGCTGACGGTCGGTCACGCTTTCGCTGATACGGCGGGCCAGATTCAACGTGCCTATCTCGCGCATGGTGCGGTACACGGGAGCCGCGTTCGGGCTCGTGCTGCCGGGCACACTCGTGGAGTCCACAAGCTCTTTGCCGTCCTTGTACTGTTTCAGAACGGCGAGCATGGGAAGTCTGCGACCCCAAGCCGTGGCAAGCTGGGTGAGGTTCCATGCATCCGTATCCTCGACGGTCGCGTTCCTGATGGCAAGCTGCACGTCGGGCATGGGCTAACCTCCTAGTAGATGCGAATGGGCGCGCGACGCCTCTTCTCCTCGGCTATCTCCAGATAGCGGGCGCGTGCGCGGTATGCGAGAATGCCCGCGACGCAGGCATCGATCTTGTTCGGACTGGCCGGGGACTCCTTGAGAATCTTGTAGCCATACGATTTGTCCACCCGGCGCGGATGCCGGAAATGGTTGATGAGTCGCGGGTCGGCAAGCAACGCGATGCTGTTCAACGCGGGCTTTCTGCCTTCAGGCTCCTCATACGGGTAGCGGAAACCTGTGGCCGCGTTCTCCGTGGCCTGATACATCTCGTTCTTCCAGTTGTTCGTATAGAACTTGACGAGATCGCCGCTCTTGCGTGGTCCGACCTTCAGTTTCTTCCCGTAGTCCTTCTCCCAAGCGCCTATCATCGACTCGAAGAAAGCGGCGTCGGCGAAGAAGCCGACCACGTTGTACTTGTCAAGCATGTCCCTGGCGGCTTGGTCGAAGGCGTCACGGTCAACCCTCCACGTGGCCTTCTCCGGCCCGTCAGGGCATTGCTCCAACTTGATAAGGAACAACATGCCATCGGACACCCTGCAACCAACGAGGGCTGTGGAGTCCTTCGACACGGAACCGTCGAAGCCGAGCGTTATCGGCTCCTTCTTGGTGACGAATTTCTGCCAAGCATTCTCAAGTTTGCGGGAACCCAGATAGCCGGCCATCTCGTCCTTGTACAGGACATGGGATTGAATGTCGGACTCCCTGAGCCAAGCGTTCTGCACGCTGGAAAGATTGTTCAGGAAGTAACGAATCGAATCGGCGGGATCGGTGTCCGGCTGGTAGATCTGGTCAAGCTGGCCATCCAACGTCAGCCACCCGTCCTTGGACGGGCCAAGCTCGCCATCGGTCAGCGAATAACGGCCATCGGCGCTCAGCCCGGTCTTGTTCTCGATCGGCACGTCGGTGCCGTCCTTGAGAATGATATGGTCTTTCCCATCGGGGCTTTTCAAGGATTGGCCGTAGGCAATCTCAAGGGCCTTGGTCATCTTCTTCTCGTCCGAGAAGTCCTCCACGTCCAACGTCGCGTACACATGGTCGAAGTAGATGCCGGCACGATGCTTGATTCGTCCTGCGGCCACATCCCACGCATACTTGTACGACGCTTCAGCGATACTGCCCTCGCCGGGGCGGTACATCGTGGAGGTCTCCATCATGAACGTGCCAGCGGTACCGGCACGCTTGCCGAGGTTTCGGGCCACGGTCTTGTACACGTTCCACAGCTTCGGCTGCACCATAAGATGCGTCTCGTCGGCAAGACCACAGGTGGTCAGCTTTCCATCCTGACTGGAGGCACCCGAAGTGATGGGCATGATGATGCCACCCTCGGGAAGCATGATACGGGTCGTGCCCACATCCATGCCCATGCCCTTCCAATCGGACAAGGGGCCGGAATCGCAGTTGTAGTAGATGGACTCGAACACGTTGCCGGCCTGCTGCTCGGAATTGGCCAAGCACACGACCTCGGGCTGGGTGACGGGCTTGCCCACAGGCTCACCCTCGTGATACTCGTAGGTCTCGCCCATGAACGTGTAGGTCTCGCCCTCACGCGCCCAATGGTCGAAACGACAAGGGCCGAAACCCTCGAACATGCCGACGCCAGCGGCTTTGCCCGACTTGTCACGGCCCTTGGCTCGGGAAAGGAACAGTCGGTTAAACTTGCGCTTGCCGTTCCTCTTCAACGCATAGGCGCCGATCATGAACTGGTACTCGTCCAAATCGAAATGCATGGGCAAGCCGATACCGTCGCCACGTCCGATAAGCGTGAACGTCTCAATCCACCACACCGCCAGATGGCCGAGGGAATGATCGTACTCCCATTGCGTCAGCTGGGGAATGATGTCATGCGCCACCGTTCACCACCCTCAACTGACGGCGGCGACGGTCAACGTCCTCCTTCACGGCCTCGCCACGGGTCTCGGGACGTTCCGTGCCTGTACTCATATCATCAGCCTCGATGGCCTCGATCTTCGCCTTGATACGAGCGGCAGGCGTGATAAGAAACGAGTCCTCGCGCTGGCGAATCTCAGCGGCCATCACCGCAGAAGGCTTCGACATACGCCAGTAATCATCCTTCAGCTTCGCCAAGTCCATCAACGAGAACCAGTCGGCCTCCATACCCATGCGCGGAGCCATAGGCCCCGTCTGCATCGACCTGTACCAGCGTTTCGTCAAGTCAAGCCACTCACGCCCATCAGGACGGGTCGCGGGCAAGTCCAGACCCATAACGGTATCAGGACTTTTCAAAACCACATTCCTACCGGCCTTGCTACGACCGGAATGACCATTGCCAGCCATGCTTCAACCCCATTCCGCCCATTCCGGGCACTCCGGGGCCAAGGCGTTCCGCCTACAGGCACCGGTTGTGGACTAGAAGTCGGTTCGCCAAAGTCGCCTGACGCGACTTCTCCAAAGGAACCTTCCACTTAAACGCCGGACCATCAGGCCCGGAAGAATCAACATCGACCCGCTTGCCGCACACCGCACACACGCCACCGCATTCCGCGATGACATCCGCGTCGGTGAACGACTCCACCCGAATATCCGGCTCAATGTCCTCGGCCTCGACCTGCTTGACGAACAAGGGGGTTTCGGGATTAGGGGGATACTTCAGAGGGTCTTTATCCGATAGACGCTTGTACTTGCTGCGATGCCTGCCGGAACAGAAAATCTGGTCAACACGAGACGGCTGGAAATAATGGCCGATAGGGCACAAGCGGGTACGAAACGGGATAATCGGACTACCCGCATACCGGTCACGGTCATAATGATGGCGGCACAAGCCGCGCGCATACACCGCATTCCCGCAGCCGGCCACCATGCACACATAGCCGCTCACTGAAACGCCGGATGCGAATACCATTGCTCTTCCTTCCGGCGTTCACGGTTCATGCGCCGCTGCTCAGCGGACTCCTGCGCGGTTTTCTGCGAATGATGGTACTGGCATAAGGCCCACAGGTTCTCGGGCGAATCATCGTCCACGCCGTTCATGGCACGAACCTTATGATCCACCTCGTTCGCGGGCTGGGCGCAGATGCGAGTGAAACCGAACTCGTCGGTCACAGGCCACTGGCACGCGAACCGGTCACGCTCCAGAATCTCATGCCGGATACGCGGCCAATCGGGATTGAACCGCTCCTTACGATGGGAATTTCTCCAACGCACGAAAAACCTCCCAACAGGTAAGGGGGGGGCGGAACCGATGGGAGCGTGGCGAGCGAGCATTCCAACGGGGTTAATCCAAATACAGGGGATGTTGGTCCACGAGCCACCGGCTCCTAGAGGCAATCCCGAGAATCGAACTCGAACCTGCGCTTTACGAGAGCGCCGCTCTTCCAATGAGCTAGAATGCCATGCCTCCCACTAGGGGAGCGCTGTTCAGTTATCGCCGCACGGCATGGCATGAAGCCGCCGCCGACATCCGACGATGACCCAAGAAGCCGTCACCGCCTATAAATCGCCTCTTCTTGCAGGCGTTGTGGTGCCGGGGAGAATCGAACTCCCATCGCCAAAAGCAGCGGTGTTACAGACCGCGCGCACTCCACGTGCTCGACACCGTGGAAGCCATCCCAGACTCCCGCCCCCCCGGTGAGGAAGGGGCACTCCTCAGCCGACGTCAACCCACGCGAAGCGGGGAATCAGCACAATGCCGTGCGGAGATTCTGCACGACGCCGGTTCACGGGCGGTCAAACCCCAACCGACAGTCACGACCTTGACCGGCCTTACTGACCATCCTGCGGATGATGCAAGATTTGCACTTGCGAACCTTTTACGGTTTACGGCCTAGCAAGCCGCCGCATTCGTCTACTCTGCCAATCATCCCCGGCCACGCCCCCGGTCCAAGAAAACAACACCCATGCAAAAACGGAACTCCGAAGAACTCAACCTGTATGAATCCTCGTAAATTGTTTTTTGACGGTTTGGTTTTCAAAAAGGGCGTGGCCTAGTCGTGAGAGAGGGAATCGAACCCACAACACACCGGGTTTGAGCCGGCGTCCTCTACCAATTGAGATATCTCACACAGATACAAGAAAACCCCGCGACTGCGGGGCCTCGCCTTGTCAGGAATCTGAGCTTCGCTCCATTCCCCGACAATCTATCTACACGACAGTTTACTCATAACAAGCGTTGCGGCAAGCGTTGCAGTGAAGAAAATGTGAAAGAACATCACTCATCACAGAAACGAACGGTTTTTCCACAATAGCCCCCAATCGCATCCAGCGTCAGAGCTAGAGTCGCAGCGGCCCCGGGGCTTTCCCGTGGGTACCCTCCCTATGGGGGGGGTATGTGTGCCAGTGTCGGCGTGTCTGGTTAGTGGTGGTATGCGCGTGTACGCGCGTGTGGGCGTGCGCGTATGCGTGCGTACATGCGTGCGTGTGGGCGTGCGTGTGGGCGTGTGTGTGCGTGTGCGCATACGTGTGCGTGCGCGTATCCGCGCGTGTACGCGCGTAGGCGTGTGCGTATGGGCGCGTGCGCATACATGCGTGGTTATGGGACTGTGCGCGGCGGCGGCATGAGGTTGAGTGATGTTGGCTCATGTTTTGTTTTTGATATTTCTTATTGAGAATATTCTCGTTAAGCCTTTATTTGGTATATAAGGTATATACCCGCGATTTTACGTCGTGAATCGTAAGTTTCGACACGCCGAGTGAAGCTAGTGTTTGCAATGGTTTACGGGTGGTTTTATCGCTACTGACTTGCGTTCCAGTATTGGACCGCGTATAGTAATAGCCATCAACCACGGAACACCAAGAAAGGAACCCCGAGATGAACACCACGGAGATTAAAGCCAAAGCCTTTAGAGCGGCGGTAGACCTAGCCACGGTATGCAAGCCCTGCACCTATGACAACGTGCTGGACATCACGGCCATAGCCCTCGGTATCGAGATGGACGACAACGAGGAATACCCCGCCGAGCTCTACCGCAAGTTTGACCGAGTGTGGGCCGAGCTCAACTACTGACAGCGCCGCCGATAGGCGGGTACTGGGTTCGAGTCCCAGCGGCGCACGAAGTCCCGGTGATAGGTGAGAGCTATCCCGAGTGACATGAGAGTTTGAGAATTGAACAGTGTTACCGATACCCAGTCAAGGACTGGTGAGGGATAATGAAGCAAGGCAGAGGTCTTGCGAGTAGTGCGGGGGCCGCTGAGAGAACGCGGCGCGATGGCATCAGAAACCCCGTCTGCGAATAAGCCAAAGGTATAATTAGGCCCACTGAAACAGATAGCGAGGTGGGCCATGGACTACAGGGAATTGCAAGACAGCAAGAATCTGAATAATCAACAGTTAGCCGATAAAATCGGCATACCTCGTACCACGATATCCAAGTACAAGAATGGGCATCTCGATACAAAAAACATGACGTTAGAGATGGCTGTTAAATGGTTACGTGCGTTGGGGCGGCGCAAGATGGCTAACGATTTATCCGAGATGTTTGCGCTTGCTGAGGCTCCTAGTGAGCCGAAAGAAAGCGACTCTAACTAGAGTGCGCGTGCCCTATCAATTCTTCGCCTGACTGTGGGCCTTGTACACAGTCGGCCTAGCTCACTGGGTTTATCCCATAGTCTAGGCACTCATAGCGTGTCCCAAGGTGGACGGGATACGCTGGAACCTGTTATATCGAAAGGTGGTGAGCCGTGCCGGTTGGCGATATCGTCGTTGACCCGCGTATCCAGACTCGACATCCCGACGTGTCCGCTGATTCGGTGCGCGTGGCATGGTCGAACGTCGTGCGGTTTATGGCGCGTGAGGATACCGACCCGTTGCGTTATGTGGCGGTTGGATACGACGAGTACGGGCGTTTGCTGGAAATGGTGGCGGTACTAGATGAGTCGGATCGTTGGCATGTGTTCCATGCCATGCGTGCGACGCCGAAGGTGCTGCGGGAACTGAAACTTTTGTAAAGGAGGAAGTGTCATGTCTTTTGTTGCGAAGGGTGGCCGTGTGGTCACTGATGACATGTTGGACAAGTGGGCCGACGATGCGGATAACGGCGAGTTCGGCGGAAGGCCGGGTGCGGTGTATTCCGGGCCTGTCGTTCCTGTCGCTCAGGCGGATGCTGTCAGTCGGACGTTTTCGTTAAGCGCTGACATGTCGGCCATGTTGGATGCCGTCGCTAAACGTCGTGGCGTGTCCGCTGATGACATCATGCGGCACGCGCTGGTGCGTGAGTTCGCGTCAGTGTGAGCTGTTCGGCGTGCTGGTTTTCCGACACGCCGATTTGTTTAAACCAAAATGATACGTTATGCTATCAATTATCAAGCCCAATCGGGCAAGACAAAAGCAAGTTTGAGAACTTAACAGTGTTTCCCTACATGCAAATGATACATTTTGCTGTCATAATTGGTTTACCTACTACTAGAGAAAGCGGGTAAGCCTATGGGACTTAAGGAACTGCGCAAACAAGCCGACTTAACACAAGTTGAGCTAGCCAAGCGCACTGGAATAGCGCGAACAATCATCAGCAGTTATGAGACCGGGCGGCGAGACGTTCGGAACATGACTCTTGAAAACGCTTTGAAGATATCCAGTGCACTCAACTGCCAACCGAGCGACCTGATGCGTTAAAAGAATGCGGCTAAGTAGCGCCAACTACCTAGCCGCGTGCCTTAAGTTGAAAGTTCTCTAACCAATCAATCAAATCGAGGCTGTGCTATCTTAGCACGCCTCACATGGAAGTGAGGAACCATGCGTAAAATTCTGGCGGCTTCAGCCGCGTTAATCACACTTTTCACCCTGTCCGCTTGCGGTAGTGATACCGCGAACATCCCGCAATGTGAGAACGAAGACGGCTCGGGTCAAGCTGGACTCTGCTACTGGGATAGTGCTCGAATGGGCAACGGACGCGGTACCGGCCTGTACATCTACCAAGACGGCGTGCTAATCGGCGAACGCTACTAACTTTCAATCAGATTCAATCAGTCGCGCGGCTGTCTCCGCGCTTCATCAATTCAAGGGAGATTCAACAATGTCTATTGAGGAAATGTGGGACGCGCTGAAAGATGATTACGGTGTGTCCGAGCAGACTTTGCAAGTTGTCACCAATATCAATGGCTACAGTACCGACACCATGCATGACGTGCTGTACGCGGTAGCCGCCGAACGTCACTTCGATGGCGAGGTGGCATGATGGCACGCTACTTCTACGCTTTCCGCTGGGCTTATGGTATCGGCACGACATGGGATGATGGGTCATGGCCTGGGAGTCTCAGGGTGTTTGATTCGAGGGCTGAGCGTGACGCTTGGGTTGCCGACGACGTTTTTGATGGTAACTGGCATTGTGAGGCCATTACGGCAAAGGAGGCGCGTCATATCATGGCGGACACTGTTATCGGTTGCGACAATGAGATGATCGCACGGTTCGACGGTAGCCGGTCGGCTGTCGAACGGTACGCGCCTACCGCCGAATTGGTCAGGGCATGGCGGCGTATCGACATGCAACTTAACCCAGTTGCGTATATGGGTGAGTGATCGACCATGATTGACCATTACCGTTGCAAGTCGTTTCCCGTGGCTGTTGCCACTCAATCGCATTATGAGGCCAAAGGTTATCCCGTGGAGCTAGTCCCGTGGGGTAGGGGCTACATGGTACGAGTCCATCGTTAATAAATCGTTGTGGGGCATGGCGTTGTGGCCGTGCCCCTCTTGTTTAAGGGAGATTCAAAATGTCCATTACCGTTAAAGATGTTGCCGACATGGTGGAACGTGTTGACGAAAAACTATCGCCATTGACGCGCTATGACGGTTTCCAACCCTATGAGGGCATCTATCGCCTTGGCGACTGGGGATATGTGACGGAAACCGAATATAACAAGGCTTTCGAGCATGAAGATGGTTGGGCGCAAGACGCTTACATTTTGGACGGTAACGGTGTGAGCCATACCCGCATTAGTCAGCTAATTAACGAAGACGATACCGGTAAGGCAATTTCCGATTACATCAATGAGCGTTTCAACAATGACCAAATGGACGACGTTTTCTACACCGAAGCCACCGAAGAGGGTGAATGCTGAGAGTCTTCTAGCCGCCTACTTATTCCAGAAAATCAATCAAAATCGAATCTTTACAAGTGAGGTAAACCAAAATGAAGAAGCTGACCAATGACCCGTCGCGTAACGTGAATGCCGTGAGCGGCATGTGGGTGCGGTTGCGCAAGGATGGCTCGAAATATGATGTTCGGTATGTGAACGCTCGGGTTAGACGAGTCTGGTCACTTTCCCAGACTTCGCAGGGCACGGCGTGGAATGTTCAGGCCAAGGGAGTCCAGTATGAGGACTTTTTGAATGGCATGAGGTCAAGCTCCGTTGACCTTGAGCATGGTTGGATGCTCATACCCGATTCCGAGCGTATGAAGACAGTGCCGGTGCCGGTACCTACCGGAATGGACGCTAAAACGGTTGGCGGCATTGTCGCGCACCCATCGATCGATGCAAACTGGAAGTGTGAGGAGGAACGCTTCACGAGCAATGTTCAGTGGCCGGTGCCTATGCCCGAGGACGCGATATTGGAAGACGAGTTCATGGATGATGAACCCGCGCCGGATACACAGGAGATTCCCGAAGTGCCGCCGAAGGTGAACAGTTTCGCCGTCTCCTATTGTACGATGCCTGACCTGATGATGGCTAAGGAATGCCCCGAATTGCAAGGTTTGGGCCCTATCCGTCACTTCCGTACCAGCAAGGGCCGCAAGGTGGCCTACGTTGCTTCGGCCAATGGCAGGTGCGTTGTCGCCTACCGTGCCCGTTATGAGCGTGGCAGTGACAGGCAGTTGGAAAAGGCGGTGGCCGATTACGTGGCTACCGTCCGCGACAAGTGGGTTAAGGCGGCGTGACATGAGCGAGATTCGGGAGAAAGCCGTACGCCTGTTGTTGCAGGCGGCTTACGAGATGGCCGCCGATAACGCGGATAGCGTGGCGGATATCTTCGACTGCCAGCATGGTTTTATCGATGATTTACGCCGTCGTGCCATGCTGAAGCTGGACAAGCCATACACCGCGCCGGACTTCGATACTGCGGAACAGCAGATAGCCGAAACCGGTTTGTCGTTGGACATGCTCGACAAGAGGGCGCGTGAGGCGTTCTCACAGAAGTATTCCACCGCGTATGACCGGTATGAGTGCGCTATCGGCTGGTGCATCGACGACATGCTGGGGTGGGAATGATGGAAGTCAAGATACCCACTAGCAAGATTCGTGAGGTTCTGGAGTCCTCTGGCTATGCGTATACGCCGGATAATATCGCGGCGGTGCGCGCCAACATTCCGCTTCACACGTCTGATCTGATTCTGGCGGCGTTGAACGCCACCGATCTGCCCGACAAGCGGTTTGCTTTGCCGCTGTTCTAAGTTCTTGCCGTCCAGCTTTTTCCTCACTTCCGCTGGGCGGCAACCCATTTTTTGCTACAAGCCAAATCAATATTTCTTTAGGAGATTATTATGAGCGCTTCAATCAAGCTCACCGTTTATGGCAATTCGACGCCGCTGAAAGGCTGGAGGCATGAGGATACCGTGCATACGTGGCTGTATCCGAATGCCACTTCGGATATGGTTGACATGCTGGACGCGCTGGAATCAGGTGTCAGCCATGACGATGGCTACGATGAATGCGACTATTTCTCGTTGGACGCTTACGACGAGTTTCGGGATGGTCTCACACCCGAGTGGCGCGAAGTGTTCCCCGCTTTGCCTGACAATTGGGTTGGCAGTGACGCTGAAATCAGAATCTACTGGTGAAAACTCATATCTCATTCCTAACCCAATATGGTATATGATTGATACCATCTGTTAACCATTAAGGAGGTTGTTATGGGTAAGCTGGTAGCCAATGTCGATGATGACGTCAAGGCGCGCGCCGCCGCGCTCTACGATTCCATGGGCATGAGCCTGAGCACCGCCGTCAACATGTTCCTACGCCAGTCTCTGGTGGACAACGGGTTGCCGTTCAAGCCGACGCGGCACACGCCGGACGGTTATCCGGTGCCGCCTGTTCACAATGCATACATGTTCGAGCGTTCGGAGAAGGGCCATGTGATACTGCCCGCCGATTGGGATGATTCGGAGGATGATGTCTATGACCAGTACGCCAAGTGAACCGCGCCTGTATGACGTGTGGCTGATGTGGGTGGAGTTTCCCGACCATCCCGGTATCGGGAAGCCGCGTCCGGTGGTTATCACCGAGGTTGACAGGGACAAACCGCGATGCTCGTCATCGCGGTAATTGATGGCCTCATGGACTTGTTCTATGAGGCCATTCTTATATAAACCATCATTCAGAACCGCATCATAGGGCTTTCTATGGTGCGGTTTTCACTTGACTTCCTCCCCACGGCTGAAGCCGGGGGATTCCTTGCCTCACGGTAAGGATCTTCCTGTAGAGACTTGTTCCCCGCCTACCGAAGTGTCGCTTCGGCGGTTCGAGGGTCCCCGCAGGCGCGTACCGCCAGTCCGGCGGATAGGATGTTTTTGGCGGCGTTGATGTCCCGGTCGTGGTTGGTTCCGCATTTGGGACAGTCCCATTGGCGGATGTTCAATGGTTTCTTGCCGCTGTTGTATCCGCAGGTGGAGCAGATCTGGCTGGACGGGTACCAGCGGTCGATGACCGTAAGCTGGCGCCCGTACCATTGGGCCTTGTATTCGAGCATCGTGCGGAACTGTCTCCAACCCGTGTCGAGTATGCTCCTGTTGAGACCGGTTTTCGCCGCTTGCCCGTTGGGAAGGTAACGGCCCGGATGTTCCGGATCGGGTTTCGGCGCGCACCGTCGGGTCAGGTTTTCGACCGCAAGGTCTTCGATGACCACCGTTTGGTTTTCGCGGATGAGTCGGGTCGAGAGCTTGTGGAGGAAGTCGCTTCGACAATCCTTGACCTTGGCGTACGCTTTGGCGACCTTCAGACGGGCTTTGCGATGGTTGTTGCTTCCTTTCTGCTTTCTGGAGAGAGTTTGTTGGGCTTGTTCAAGCTTCTTCGCGTAATGGTTGAGGTGGCGTGGGTTGGGGATTTTCTCCCCGGTGCTGAGGATGGCGAAGTGTTCGGTGCCCAAATCGACGCCGACCTTGCTTGGGGAGGCGGGTAGATGTTTCACTTCCTCTTCGACGAGGATGCTCACATGCCAGCGTCCGGACGGGTCCAGGGACACGGTGACGGTGGACGGCCGGGCTTTCCTCGGCAGTGTGCGCGACCAGCGGACGGGCAGAGGCTCCCGCATCTTCGCCAAAGTCAATTCCCGTTTGTCCCAATCCCAGGTGAACGCGGATGCGGCATAGGTGGCGGCTCCGCCGTTCTTCTTGGATTTGAACCGTGGATAGTCTCCCGTCTTGACGAAGAAGTTCCTGTACGCCGCCTGCAAATGTCGCAGCGACTGTTGCAACGGGACCGAGGACACTTCGCGCAGGTAGGCGTATTCCTTGGTTTTCTTCCAGTCGGTGAGCATCCGGCTCGTATCCTCGTAGGACACGCTCTCATGGCGGACCGTCCATGCTTCGGAGCGGGCTTCCAATGCCATGTTGTACACCTTGCGGCAGCAGCCCAGTGTGCGCCGGAGTGTTTGTTCCTGTTCCGGCGTCGGGTAGAAGCGGAACCTGTATGCCCGCTTGGCTGTCGTGGTGTCCATACTTCCTATGATACCCTGCTTTACAGGCTTGTATGTAGTTATGTAAGGCAGAGGCGCCTTATATCCCCATAGCTAAAGCAAGGGGTATTACGGCGCAACCTGATAAATCAGCATTTAGACGGGACTTTAGAGCGTTCTATTGTTCCGTTAATCGTTTTACCGGACAATAACAAGGGAGTTTCCATCATGGATGAAGAAACCGAAGTCTACACGATTTACCAGCGCGTGACGCAGATCGAGAAGCGTCACGTCACCGCGCCGAAAGGCTTGACGTTCAACCAGTTGAGCGACTGGGTTGACGAAAACGGCGTTGGAGACCTGTTGGACATTGACGAACTGGACAACGATATGGTCAGCGCCGATTACGAGGACGGCTCTCATGTCAAGAGAAAGTGGGCGAATTGATTACCGCAATCTACCGTTATGAGCGTTTCGACCCCGCCACCAACACCGAGTTGTGGCGGCGTATACCACGCTGGGAGCTGCGTCTCATATGGCTGAAGGCATGGCTTAAACGCGATAAGGCGGCTCGAATCTCTTACGGGGCTTGGCTGTACGCCAATGCTTCAGGCGGCGGGCAATGGTTGGCCGCTGACATGTTGGACTGGAATCAGGAGATTGTCAAATGAACGATTATTACAAGTTCCTCGGCTACACGGCCGATTATCGAGCGCGTTACGAGCGTATGACGTGGTGGAAGCTGCGCCGGCAATGGTTCAAGGATGTTATCGACGCGGTGAAACGGAAACTGACCCGTCGAGACGATACTAATCTTCGTGCCGTTCTCGACTACAAGGAATGGCGAAGCAATCAGGATTTTGAGAACGGCTACTGGTTCAACGGAAACGAGGTAATCAAATGAGTGAAACGAATGACCCGGCATTAGACCATGCCATGAACTCGTTGCGTCGGTGGCAGCACGCGAAACGTATGGAGAACGCGCTACGCGAAGTCTTGAAATATTACGACGAAGCAGGGGAGGCCGGCGAAAACTATGAGCTTGACCCGGATAATCTCAGCAAGTTCGCCGCCGATCTATGCAAGGAATACTCAAAATCTTGATACACTGAAGGCCATAGGACTATCTTGTGACCTTCTGGGAATTAGCAAACCAAAACACAAGGGGCACGGCGACTGTCGTGCCCGAACATTTTTCAGGAGGAATATCATGCCTACTCACGTTTCTCAGAGCGTCAGGGAACTCAAGGAGCTGGGTCGAAACCTGTACGCGGCCATGAGGTCAGATTTCGAGGTTAACTCTAACGCTTCGGCGCTTCCGCTCGACTATTTCGAGCGTATCGTCACGTGGTATCAGGCTCATAAAGGCGACGCAACCATGATGGACGATGTGATGGAGGCTTGCGGCCGCGCCGGATTGTCCGCAAGCGACGCTGACGAACTCCGAGATTACGCGGACACGCTGTTCCAGGACGGGAAGCTCAAGGTCGAACGCTTGTGGGAGCTGACTTCTGAGTCAATGGACGAGTGGGGCGATTCCACGCCCGTGCCGAGCCGGTACACCGACGCTAAAAAGTGCTAGACTTGACCATTACCGGCGTTCAATGCCGTGTTGTCACCCGGTTTCCGGGCGTGGATTGAAACATTCTTACCATCAGTGCGTCCCGAGCATATCGTTCGGGACGTTTTGCAACCATACCCAAGGAGCTACCATGACTGACTTCGACACGCTTTTCGACGCAACCAACAATGAGAGCGGAATCATCATATTCCCCAACAATGACGTGATTATCGGCAATTGGACGTATTCGGGGCATGGCGTCCCCCGACTCTCCCCGTTCGGTGACACGCTCGTTTCCACCGGCACCATCGATAAGGCTGAGGATAAAGGCTTGGTCAATATCAAGGATTATCTCACCGGATTGGACGGTTTCGACATCGTTTATGACAGGAATGATGATTACCCGCAGATCAAGGCCGATGACATGGCGAGATTGTGGGAGATCGTCAACAATGACGAAACCCTACGGGTGCTTGCCCCAGTCGATTGGAACTAGTGCGTGTCCGGTGCTAATTGACGGGCGGTTACCACGAGTAAAAAAATGACGATGCTAATAACTGATAACCATAAATGTGGGCCCGATTATACAAGAAAACCCGTGGAGCACTCGGAATAGAGTCGTTCCACGGGTTTTTATTATTGAGACTGTTAGAAGCCGCCACTGCCTCTCATGGAAGCACACTAGGACGGCATTCTTATTCCCGGTAATCGTCGTAGATCTCAATACCGATGGGATACTCTGAGTAACCGGTGTCCTGCACGACGATACGGCCTTCGTTCGTATAGACGGTCAACGGGTCATCGTCCGTGATCCACTTCTTCTCGATGCGGGAGCCTTTCTCGGTGACTCCTTTACTTAGTTGGCGTTCAAACGGTTCGTGGACTTCCACGAGACGAGCGTTCTTGTAAGGCGAGTCATTAGGGGAAAAGAGGTAATTAGTTCGGTCGATGATGTAGCTCATTGTTCCTCTTCTGTTGTTTTAACGGCATCGGCCAGGAACTCCATAACGCAGCGGAACAGTTCGGATTGCACGTATGCGACAAGCTCATTTGAGACCGTCATGTGCTTGCATGCCTTGGCCTTGTGTCGGTATCCGAGAATCTCGGCGTTGTACAAGCCCATCGCAGCATGCACGCATTCATGGCTGACGATATGCGGCAGCAGGTGTTCGCGGCTCAAATAGATCACGCACATGGGGGAGTTCCCGTATTTCACCACATTGGTCTGCGTGTCGATTGTCGCGGACTGCATGAGGGTGATTCCGGCTGTACCGTTTTCGAACGCGGCATCTCCAATCGGCCTGTCGAGGTCATCGGATTCGATGGAGGATTCCACCGAGTCGATGCAGGCGGCTCTCCGCATGGTTTCCTCGGTATCGTACACGCGGACTTCCACGCTGACCTTGTGCGCGAACTCGGTCAGGTCGATGATGCACCTCTGATGGGGAAACAGCGTCTCAGGTTCCTTGGTCAATGTTTTCTCCGATTCTCGATGATGGCGACGGCCCCCAGTAGGAGCGTGAACAGGATGATTGGGATCGCGCTCATTGCCCGCCGTGAATGGTTTTGCGCGCATGGTTCAGCTGCTCCGTCAATGCGGGTGTCATTGCGGCCAAATGCAGCGAAGCGGTCAGCATGTGCACGATCATGTAGCTGGCCCACGCATTGCAGCAGGCGATCATGCCCTGCTGCCTGAATGGTCGCCATAGTTCCCCCTTGGCTTTGCGCGTGTAGTATTCCTCAGCGGTCAATAGTTCACGTGGGTGGAGGCATTCGACCATTTCGTGCCATGAATAGAATGTACGGCAATGACTCGCTTCTCCGTCGTACCATCCCACGCTTAACGGCTGAACGGGCTGGCCAACCCTATTGAGAACGAGAAGGATTCGACACCAGCCAAAAGAGGTTTTCAGCCAGTATTCACCTGAATCAAACGGCATGTAATAGCCAGCCAGCCCAATCTTCTTAGGCGCGGGACGGGTGGCATAGGCGAAACCGAGGAGCGAGACCACGAGCATAGCTGTCGGGCCTGTCTCGAACCAGTAACGAACTTTACCTTCATTGTCCCGGACTTTCCGCCCTCCCCAACCGGCGCAGACTCCAGAAGTGCCTACCTCAGCCTGACACTTGTTTTCCGTAAAGCGGATGAACTGGTACACGTTCGTACTGCCTTTGACGTGAATCAGGTCGCCGGGCTGTAGGTCTTCCCATGCGACGCGAATCTTCTTGCTCACCTGTGGTCCTCCTTGCCGATATCGCTGAATCGTGTGTAAAGCCGGTCGTTCACGACATACGTGTTGTAATCATCCTGTTGGATATACCACCAGCGTTTTTGATGGCCAGCCTTCAAATACTCCTCGCACGTGTGGTCGATAGTGTTGTCGGGGTTGACCTTCTGCCTGAACGACAATTCATCAACCATGTTGCTATCGGCCACGAGACCGGCTATCCGGTCGATACGCTCCGGCGTGAAATCGGGAGTGACCACGTACACGACACGCACCTTCTGACCGTCGAACCATTTGCGGGGCAATGCCAACGCCACGTCATCGGACAAGCTCGTGGGACGCATGTGATACACCACGCGGCTGAACCTGACCTGCTGCATGACTTGAGCCACGTTGCGTCCGCATTGGAAGTAGCTGGTGTGCATCTCGGTTTCCGTGAGCCAGTCTCCGGCCCTGCGTATCGCCTCCCGGTAGAAGGCGACACGTTTCGACGCTTCCGGCTCGCGCATGGGGAACAGGGGGTCTCCGCCGCCGCTGAAGCTCAGGAACCTCATGGGGTGGTGTTCGCTTTCACGGCTGATGGTCCGCAGCGTGGCCTGCATGTCTGTCACCGGCACGTTCAATCCGGTTTTCCTTACGATGCAGTAGGGGCATGTCCAATGACAGCCGAAATTCGTGATAACCGAATAATGTCCGTTCATTGTGTTTCTCCGATCAGTTGTTCCATGTCTTTCACGTTGTCCTGCTTGCGTTTCAACGCATTGCAGCGACGTATCCACTCGCGTTTGCGCTTATAGACGTTTGTTATCTCCACATTGCTCAACAGTTCGTTGCATGAGCAGACAAGCTGGGGGATGTCCGACTCCGAGTCTGTTTGCACGACGGGTTTCTCCCCGCAGGCGGGGCATTCGGGAACCGGCTCGTCAACCACTGCCTTCAACCGTCTGCAACCGGTATTCCACTTCTGAGCACTCTTGTCTTCAAAAACCGAGGAGAACGAAAGGATGCTTTCGACGTGATCGCACCATTCCAAGAGCTGCCACGAGTCTTTTTCCAGACAGTAGTAGCGGTAGTTGCGGGTGACGCACACATGCTTCAGTTTGGGTACGAGTCCGCAGATGGGGCATGGTTCCACTACCGGTGGCTTAGGTTCCGGTTTTTCGACCGGTTCCGGCTCCTCCAAGTGCAGCAGTCGTTTCAGCCAGTTCATACGTTCCTCGATTCCATCGACTCGTTGAACGCCTTCTGGAACGCATAAACCCCGGCTTTAACGGCCTTTTCGACGGAACCGTCGGGCGGCAGCGTCACTGTCACGTGCGCGCGTGGCTGCATGTCGTCGCCTATGCACACGCTGTCCGGTTCCAGTTCGCCCACCATCGGGACTTCCACGGTGAACGTGGCTAGTTGAAGCGCCTTGGAGTACAAGCTCAATTCCACTTCCGTGGTACCAAGATTGATGCTCATTGAGTAATCTCCCTGTGTCCGAGGAACTTGTTGACGAAGAACGTCTGACCTTTGCCCGTGACTTTCGGTGTCTTGTTGATGGTCGTGTGACCGTCCGAGTGAACCACGGTGGTTTCCTTGATCTCGAACAATCCCAATTCCATAGATTTCTGCGTGGGCATGTTGCGAGAGCTGCCGGTTTTCATCAGCCATCCGTTGTCCCTCAGCCACGCGAACAAGCGCGTGCCGCCAATATCCACGCCATTGCCTTTCAGGACTTTCGCCAAGTCGCCCACGAGGATGCTGGTCTTCGAGGTTTCCACAGCGTCAGCGAACAACGCTTTGGGACGCATCCGTTCGACCTGTGCTTGGGCCTTCTCCTTTTCCGCCCGCTCCTGTTTGATTTGTGTGGCAAGTCGGATAAGGAAGTCGGGTTCGGTGACTGCCTTTTCCAAAGTCGATTCGGTCATGTACGCACCATGCCTGCGAATCGATGGCAGCACCTCGTGCGTGACCCAGCGTTTGAACTCGCGGGCTTCGGGCTTGCGGCTGCGTAACACGAGGGAGTACAAGCCGGACTCGGACACGAAAACGGGTGCCTTGCCGCCGTTCTGGGCAATGTCCGTACTACGGATATTGGTGATTTCATCGGCATCGAGGTATTCCCGAATATGGTTGGTGGCCGTACCGAGAATGGTGCATACGTCCGCTCCAAGGAACCACGGGTTGCCGTGTTCATCGGTTAGGACACGCACCTGAATGCCGTTGAAGTCAAATGGTTGAATCTGATTGCTCACTTGTCGTCTCCTTCCTTGGATTGGTTTTGCGAAACCTGCATGATCTCCCACACGTCCGCGTCCTCCGACAGGCCGGACGCGAGACGGTAGAAATCACTGAACCGGTAAAGCGGATTGCTGTACGCATCCTCGCCCTGCTGGGGCAACTGGCCTCGATGTATCCAACTACGCAAAGTGTTGCGGTTCACGCGCATTCCGCACGCCTTGATGATGTCCAACAGTTCGCCACGGGTTCTCACCGCCTCCGATTGGAGGAGACGTTTCACCCGTTCCGCCCTGATGAGGGCTACCGGCATACTGAAACCGCATTTCGAGCATTTCGCCGTCTCCGCGTCCGCGTAGCAGGAAAGCTGACCCAAGCACTTGTCGGCCGGGCATGGCCCGTACAATACGGTTTCCCCGTCATCGTCCGTGAGAAAACGACGCAGCTTGCGCGTCAGACTGTGCACCAGTTCCGCGTACACGGGCGTGCTGGAATGCTCCACGAGTTTCGGATGATTGGCGATACGGTAAACCATGTCCGACAGTGGCGTGGACTCGGGCAGATTGATTTTCAGACTGCGCATCCACTCGTACAACGTGCCTTGCAAACCCGGATAACCGTGGTCATCGTCCGCGTACAGCAGATCATGCAGGGCTTCGCGCAACGGTGTGGGCGCGGTGCCGGATTGACCGCCGCCACCGTTCTTGTGCCCGTAGGCGCGGTTGATGCGATACTCGCACAGGTCGGGCAGACTGTGTTCCAACCATCGCAGGTCGCCGGTCAACTGGCTGGCGTGCTTGTCGCACAGGAGATTCAGATTCGGTTCGACGCCATGTCCGATAAGCGGTGACGGCGCGTCGGTGACGATATCCCGCCAGCAACCGTGGTAGCGGCAGAGCCTCGTAGTTTCAGTGGAAAAAGACAATAGTGACCTTGACCTTCGGTTTTTTTGAAGGTCTCGGACATGTCAGCAACTCCCAATTATGCCATCAAACCGGTCATGATTCAGCCGGACGGCGTGTCGCCAGAACCTCGTCCAACGCCACGCCCAAACCCGGATTGAAACCACCACCCTCACGCCTGCGCTTGGGTTTCGCGGGCGGCAAGCGCAGCGGGTCACGCGCGGCCAACGCCACCTGTCGAGACTCGTCCGAGGAACGGCCCATCATGCGCTGCCGGCGATACAACCACGCCTGATCTTCCACTAGTCCCAGACGTTCGCACTCCCGGCCTATCTGCGCTTCGGACGGTTTCGCACCGTTGCGCAGCTTGCGGACGATGCCGTTGATGTCGCCGGAACCACACCAGCGACCCGTGCTGTTGTCCGCGTAGAAGCGTCGAACGGCCTCACGCGCCTCTGCTGCCGTGATATCCGAACGCAGTTCCGAATGAAACGCATCAAGCTGAACATCATCCCACTGAGCGTTGCCGTGATGCGCGTTAATCAGCGACAACAACGCCGCCGCCTCACCCTTGCTGAGCATTGAAACCTCCCTGCGAGTATCGGGCACGCTCCTCCTCGGTCATGTACTGCCATGTCTTCGCCATGTTCGCTTCGAGATTCTGCTGACTGCGGGACTTGACCGGCTGGACTTGCCGGGCCCTTGGGGTCTCCGGTTTGGGTTTCTCCCAGTTGCGTGCATACAGTTCCCCGCCGATGAACCTGCTGAACGTCTTCACGAACCGTTCCTCGGTGGCCCCGACATACGCTCGGGTTTTGGCTTCAAGAAACTCGCACGGGTCAGCCTCGCCGGCGGCTTTCACGATCTTGGGCCATTCGATTTCCAACTGCATTCGAGCCTGAGATGTCTTCCCATCGAACCTGTTCGTCGGGTAAATACGCTCAAGACTGTCGAGCAGTCCAGCGAAGTCAGGCTTTGAGGGGGTAGGGGGAGTTGAATTATCTTTAGATAATTCATTCTGGTGTTCTGGTGTTCTGGTGTTCTGGTGTTTGTCCCGATTCAGACGTGATTCAGCCGTCTGAAAGTCATCTGAATCGGAGGTTTTTACCTCGTTCTTATTTTTACGGTAATTTTCAGCATTGCTTTCACGCTTCTTTTGTACCTGTTCGCGACTGCGATTGTGTATAAGATAATCGTGAATATAGTACCCGTTGTTCCCGTCCGGTTCGATCATGCCGACATTGCACAGTGCCTCAAGTTCTGAATCGGTGATATCCAGCACGTAAAGCGCATCATCTTCACTGATATGACCGTCTGAAAGATTATCTCCGCAGAAGGTAAGCATCATCGTGAACGCACCTATCGCGCTCGGGCATGTGTGCCTGAGTTTTCGCACCTTGCGATTCATGTAGAAGCCGTTGACAAGCTGGATGTATCCTTTGCGGGCCATCGTTATACCACTTTCCTGAAATCTAAACTCACCAGACTCATTCCGTCTCCTCAATCATGGTTTCGAGGGCAGCGACCGCGTTCTCACTGCGGTTCTCGGCTACTGCCTTCCAGAATTTCGTATGATCCAGGTCATTTCCTGTCCCTTTCCCAAATGTTCTCAACCATCCCGCACCACTTATCCCATGCTTCCTCTCTCGTATCGGCATAAGGGGCTTCCAAGTGGGTGCAGAAAAACATGTAGCGGCCTCTCCATTCGAATATGAGCGGGACACATCCGTAGAGGGGGCAGCAGTGCCGAATCTTCGATGCTAGATTGAACATGTTCGTCTCCTTAAATCTCGTATGAAGTTGTGGCGGCTTCGCCAGTCCGATGGCGTGCCGCTCGTCGCCGTGAGCAGCACGCCGTCATCGAATATCTTCCAGTGGCCGCTGCCGGCGCGTACCACCGTGTAGCCGTGCGAGGCTATCCAATGCATGAGTTTGCGGTCATCTCCACGCGCGGTCATGCTTTGAGCCTCATCTTCAACGCGAGACCATTCTCATGCACGCCACCGTTGTCGAAGCCCATGAAACCGTTGAACAGTTCGTATTCGAGCAGGGCGGTGTCCACGCGGAACTCGTCATACCGATGATTTTTGATGCGGTCCATGACAAGCCTCATCGATGCGGCCGTATCCCTGCGGTCGGCCTGTATCGGAATGAGATACGGCCAAAGATTCCATTCGCCCGGATGATCGTTCAGCCAATGGGCGAAATCAACGAGTTTCCTATCTTCCATCATGTTCTCCTTGCCTTTTCGATGAATTCGCGCAGATACGGGTCATCGATGTCGATGGGGTGGCCGGCGAAAACCATGCCGCCCTCTTGGATGGGCAATGGGGGAGTGCGTTTGGTTTTATGCTCCCTTGCCTATTTCGCGCTTCCGGCTCTATACCGGTCTTGCCGTCCAAGTCGGTTGACGGGCGAACATGATAGGCGGCGAAGAACGGGCCGAGATTGTACGTGTAGTTGAAGTAGCAGCCATAGTCATAGTCAGGGTCGTACCCGTAATCCCAGAAGTTCTCGGGAATATCCCGGCGTACCACATACAGGTCGTAGCTCATTCTTCGTCTCCTTCGATGATTCCATGTCCTGCTATCAATGCGAGGGTCTTTAAGTCGGTGAGCACGGGCTGGTTGTCCATGCTTGACAACGTGTTCAAGCCGAGACCCTTCTGTTTGAACACGACGAACCAGTAAGGTGCGTCAGCGTTACCCGCCTCGGTACGGCCCTCCTGCATCCACTCCTTGAGTCTCCCCGTATAGGTGCTGTAGTTTTTACACTCCAATACGACCGGCTGGCCGTGGATACGCAGACCGGTGATATCGCCCTGGTCTTTCGTCCCATGCAACACTTCACGGTGTATCGTCTGCTCGCTGTCACCCAACCGGGCGCGCAAATAGTTGACCACCTTGGATTCAAGCAGTGTGCCTTTGGCTTTCTGTCGGCTCATTCGTCCATCCACCATTCAGTCGGGTCATCGTGAAACTGGCAGTCCACGCAGTCCCCGAATACGTTCAAGATTCCTCCGCAGTACGGGCAATGCTCATACTGGACGGGCAGATAACTCGGTCTCATAATCAGAACTCCGGGTTGTCTCGTAGTCGTTTTTGCACGTCCCCGCGCATCTGCTCGATCACATCGACCCGAAGTCCGGTAGCCAAGCGAATCTCCTCTGCCGGACGGTTCGAGTCTTCAATGAGCAGTTGCCATGCTTTACTTTTCGCTTTGCTCAACATGAGCCCCCTTCTCCAAATTAGAGCTGATACGCACCCGATAGTCGGTGATGCTCCAAGTCAGATGGTTCAACTGCCAGACGGTGAGTCCAAGAAAAACCAGCAGACAAAACGCTTGAACAATGGCCATCATCGTATTCTTTGACGTGATGCCCACCGCGAGGGAGAACGAGCAAAACATGTCCCACCCCAAATACCAGTACACGGACCATAATCCGGGTTTGCTGCCGTCACGTCGTTCGTAAACCGTGACCATATCCTTGTCACTCATTTCGATTCCTTCTTCTGCTTCTGTTTATCCCGCCCCATATGCCTTGCAGCGGGTAGCCGTTTATCAGGGCATGTTCCGCCGCGTACCGTGCGCATTCGCGTATCGCCGGGCATGTGGAGCAGGCTTTGAGCGCCAATCGTTCCTCCTTCCGCGTGGCGGGGAAGAACAAGTCAGGGTCCATGTCCCGGCAAGCGGCCTTGTCACGCCAGTTGCCCATCTCCCTTTGCCCTTCGCATACAGTGCTTGCGGATACGTTCCACATCAGGACTCATAGCCCGCCTCCCTCGCATCGTGGCTTATCGTGTCGTCCCTGTATGGGGTAGCCACGCCCGCGCATCCGGGACAATAGCGGAAATCCGGTTTGATTCGGTTGCCTTCGATGGTGAACCAGTCACGGCTCATGGACTGGCCGCATCGGGAACAGTCGAAGCCGCTGTCCGGGTCGATGAGGCTCGGCCCGTTCACGTCATCCGGGTTCTCGATGGGCATGTCCGGGCGGAAGACGACTCGCTGATGAATCACAAGCGTGGACATGTCGGTCAACGGCGCGGCCTGCTCACGGTCCTTGAGTTTCTTCCGGTACTCGTAGACCTGTTGGCGCGACACTCCGGCGCGCTCCGCGATCTGCTTCGGCGTCAACTCATCCTCAGAGATGAGCCTCAGCAGCGTGTCTAACGTCTCGGCGGAGAGCTTACGATATCGGCGGGTCCCGCTCATCGTCTACCTTTCTCCACCAGTTGTGACAGCATGGCGGTGGTATCAGTCCTGCTCATTTCGCGTCCTCGCTTTGATTCGGCACCTCGGACGGCATGGAGCCGGAATAGCCGAGCATGGAACGGCAGTGGTCGGCTGTCTTTTTGTATGCGTTGATTTGTCCCTTCACGACACCGTATGCGGCCATGTCACGCTGCGACAGCAGAGCGTTTGCTAGCTTCAGACCTTCGATCTCAAGCTGCTCGCACCAGTCGATGACTTCTTGCAGGTTCTTGTCTTTTTCAGTTACGTTCGTAGCCATCGTTTTCCTCCTTGAGCGTGGTGACATATTCGATGGCCTTGCGTTCACGTTTCGCGTACCTCTCGCACTTGCGTTTGAGACGTTTGAGGCTCATGGCGTATATGTAGGCTCTGAAGTCGCCGTCCTCGGTGATTCTGGCCTCGTACCGGCTCAGGGCTGAGGCCATGAATTGCGCGGTCAGATGGTTGGTAAGCTGTACTCCGTTCATTCCTCCACCTCGGTTTCCTCGCCGTAATGGCCGTAGAGTTGGTCTGCCGCATCCTTGGTCGTGTAGAGGCATTTCGCGGGCGCTTGTTCGTAGTCGTAGATGGCGGCTGCGACGACCTCTCGAAACTCCTCGCGGGTGAATATCTTCGCCTTATAGCTCATCGTCTGCCTCCGTAAAATCGTTGAACGATGGGCTGGCACAGCTCATATCCCTTCTGGGCCCACATCTCCAGTGTTTTGAGGATCACGAGAATCGACAGTGAGTCGAGCCCGTCGTCAACCAGTTTGGGAATGTTGCTGTACTGTGCGTTCAGTGTCGTATGCCCGTTCTTGCCGCTGGTGAACGTGAATCCCAGCATGTCCACGGGCGTTCCGGTTTCCTCCGGCGTGATGGTCAACCGAACCTTGAACTTCCTGCCCAACGGCATCGCCTTGTCACTCATCGTCCGCCTCCTTGATTGCCTGTTGCAGTGCCTGCATGATTTGTTTCGCCTCGTCCACGCTCAGATAAGCGCTTGCAGATTGGCCAACGGTCTTGTGCTCCGGGCAGGAGTCGTCCCGGTCGAGGTGAAACGTCACCAAGCTGGAAGAGCCACGCCGATGATTGGCGATCTCTACCCGATAAACCATGTATTCGTCATCGTCAATCGGGATAGTGAGCCTCGTGCCGGCATAGTGGATGCTGCCAAAGGTCAAGTCGAACGATTCCGTCTCAATGCTCAAGGTCCATCTCCTTTTGTCCGGGATTGTGCAGATCGAAATGCTTGCAGCCGGTACGGTTCACTCCGTCAGCCGTTACCACGGCCCACAATGCGGCCGACAAGCCCGCGATATACCCGTCATTCCAAGCACCCTGCACGCCATGCTTGGAGTGCATCACAATGCGGTCGTGAATGGTCTTCTGCACGTCAAACGGTTCATTCATCGTCCGTCTCCCATTTCCTTCTCCTCGTTCGCGATCGATTGGAGGATGGCCGCCAGGTCACCGAGCTCGTTCCAGCTCAACCGGATGCGGCGGATGCTGCCGCCGTCATGGATGGCCAGCACCCATGAGCGGGTGCCGTTTCGGCCGTCTCCGGGAATCCAGCTCAGGGTCACATGCCCGCAGGAGGCACCTGTGACCATGCCGCACCGTCGTTCGATCTCCACGTCCGTCGCCTTCATCGTCTGCCTCCCAGACTCTCGCGAATCCGCTCCACATCAGCATTCATCGTCTGCCTCCGTGACTTCCTCGCCGACTGGTAGGGTGCGATAGATTTTTGTGATTCGCCACGTGCCCGGCGTCTCGTGGATATGCTTCACAGCGGCCTCATAGGAATTGAAAGTGACGGTCGGATACAGCATCTCGATAGCCGAATCGACCAGATATTCTTCCTTGGTCTCCAACTTCATCGTCCGTCTTCCTGACTCATGTAGGTCAACGTGAAGCATTTATCACCGTTGCATATGCGGTTCCAAGCGGCGATATTGTATTGCAACTGATACGGGGCGGGCTTCCGTGAACAACCTCCCTCGAAGCCGAGCCCGCAGACAGTGCAGCGGAACATCACGATAAAGAACGTGTATTCAGGCAACCCCTGCACGCCGTCCCGCTCCCATTTCGCCTTGACCTTGCCCCCACAACGAGGACACGGGCTAATCCTGTGGAACCTCACCAGACTCACCTCCCTCAAGAGGCGCGTTCAAATCCACCTGTTCGATACGCGCACGCTCCTGTAAGATGTTCGCGTATGTCCCCATCGCGTACAATTGGCTTTCAAGGAGCTGGAAGGAGCACGCGGGCGTGAAGTCCAACGTGCCCTCCGCGTAGCCCTCAAGCATGTGCGCCAGCTTGCTGATACGCTCCTGCAATTCTCGATGTTCGCGGATCATCCGCTGCTTGTAATCACTCATTGGTTGTCTCCTTCGGTTTGGTTTTGTAGTCTCGGACGATGCACACGCATCAGTCCATCCTTTCGTCCAACCATTCGATGTCCTCCCAGATCGAGGGCATGACCTGATCGAGAGCGCCACTACTGCTCAATGCCCATACAGCGCCGTAGTTGGTGCGCTCCCGCACCGCCGTGACATAACCTTTGTCCGGGTAGACGCGGGATTCCGCAATCCAGTGGAACGGGAGCATCCCCTTGCGCAAAATCAAAGTAAAACGACTGTGCTCAACCTTGATGAAGCTCCTCATGTCGCTCATTCCTCCGTTGCCTCCATCGGGTAAGTGATGTCCTCAAGCGAGTACGCGGGATAGGTCCGCTTCACGCGTCCGAACGGTTTCTGCGTCTCCGGGCCTCTGAACGGTGGCTCATATTCCCACCATTCGCTGCCGCCGTATTCTTCGCGGCGCAAGAACCCGCCATCGGTGAACGCCACGACCAGATCGGCGGCTATCTCCTGACTGCCGTATCCGTTGTTGTAATCGATGTCGAGCACCTTTTCGGCCTGACTCCACGGAATTCCCAGCTTCTCGTCGCGGGAGCCGACGAATCGAACGTCATCGGTCGAATGCCCGCTTCGTGATATCGCATCCTTGGTTTCATCTAAAAGATTCATTCTTCCGTTGCCTTTCCTTGTATTGCCTTGACTGCGAGTCGCATGGCGTCGTAGTATTCGGCCCTCAACGCGCAGTCAGAATCCCATTGAGGGTAAGAGTCGGGCTTCAACGCCTCGTAGAACGCTTTCGCCCCGGCTTCGATTTCCTCGTTCGTGGGCCGGCGCGTGGCTCCGGCGATAAAACCGGCCTCGTATTCCTTGCCCTTGGTCGTGCCACGTATTTCCTCGGGGGATAGACGGACAACTCGTTGGAGGACAGCCCACTTCGCCTCACTGCTGATGATGCTCACAGTCGACCTCGTTCCTGATTGCGAACAAGGCAATCATCCATAGACTGAGCAAGTTCCTCGTCGGTGATGTCGAACGCGGTGATCAGGTTGCCGACCGTCTGCAACACGTCGGCGAGCTCGCCGAGCATGGCTTGGCGGCGCTGGTCGCGCACGTAACCTATCCATCCGGCTTTCGCCTTGTCCCGGTCATCGCCGAGCTCGCCGCCCACGTTCACCCCGAAGCAGGCGAGGCAGTTCGCATGATCATCGAACTCCCGGCCAATGCCGCTCGGGTCTGTCGGGTCGTTGGCTTTCAGGTATTGTTTCCCGGCCTCCACCATCTCCGCCGCCTCCTCAAGCGTCTTCAACAACAGCCACTTGTCGGGCGTGAGACGGCCGAAAGATTCAACCGGAGGCAATTTGACGATACGATTGCTCATGCTTCCACCACCTTGGCCGGACGGAACGGGGCCGCGTTTAGAACCTGTACGCTATCCGGCGAGAACCACGCGCGCGTGAAACACCAGTCATCAGCGCCGATGCATGTCATCTGCACGCTGCCATCACGCATCGTCCACGTGTTATCGTCCTTGTCCAACCACAGGCCAGGCTCGTCGGGCAGTCTCAGCTTCAGACGGAGAGCGTAGGCGAATGACTTAGAGCCAATACACTCTCTCACCTCACCCTCGATGCTGACTCCGAAAACGGGACGCCCACGCCTCGGATCAACGCACCAGATGTCATAGCGGTTGCCGCTCTTGGCGACAAAGATATCGCCCGCGTGCACGTCCTCGATGTTGTCGATACGCTCGTACTCGGGGTCATCCACCAATTCGATAGACTCGATGTCGGCTTCCGGGACGAACAGGTCATCGCCCATTCCTAGGGTGAGAACGTAAGCGCTCTTAATATCGCCGTTTTTGTCAGCTACGCCGGTTGCTACGTCCCCGTTCTTGAACGTGACCTTGATATGTAGTCCGGCCATCTCCTTGCAGGTCTTGCCTTCCCAGAATGGTTTCTCACTCATTGATAGCCTCCTTGGCTAGTTGTCGTTTACGTTTCAGATTCGCCTTATACTGGGCGGGTTTCTCGGGATGCTCCAACATCCAACGGCGATGGTATTCAGCCATCTCACGCTGATGGGCGGCGGCATACTTACGAGCCGAAGCCCGAGCCTGAGCCAAATGCTTTAACCGGTACCGGCGTGCATACTCATTGCGTTTCTCACGATTACGAGCGTTCCGCTGATTCGCCAGATCACGCAGATGCTGCGCATACTCGGGGTCGGTTCGCCGCCGTTCCCTAATACGACAGTTCCGGCACATGCCATCCTTGCCGACCCGGCACATGCCACCGCACCAATCGCATTTCGGATGACGTTCAGTTATCAGGCCGGACAGTTCGCCGCCGTTCCGGCAATAGTCGATGAACTCCTCATCGGTCATGTCATCAACGTTCACAGCCACACCTCCCCATTAGTGAACCTGCGGAACAACACAGGGGCGAGCTTGTACAACGCCCGCCGAAACTGCGGGTCACGGCAGAACAGGATGAACAACAGGCTTACTGCTTCGGCGGTTCGCATCGCGTCCAACCTCCCTTATCGTCCAGAAGCACCCAACCATGTTGGGCGGTGAGAATCGGCACCAGTTCGGGGTGATCGTTGAAACCGCTCACGATGTACCCCAAGCTCATGGCCTCACGCGGATGGGCGTGAATCCACCCATGACATCCCGTATCGCCACTCCCACACGCCAAGATGAGGTTCGACGCCTCATGCAGTCCCGGCCACTTGTGTGACCGGAGTCTGCGATGATGCCGGCTGAAACCGCTCCAATGGAATGGTTTGCCGCAGCGGACGCACCGGTATTGGTCGCGTGCGTCCACCAAATCCTTGACGTGTTGGGACGGGTTAGATCTGCCCATTTCCGTATTCGTCCTGGGGTTGGCTCCACGGGTCCGTAGGCTGCTGATACTGCTGTTGCGGTTGCTGGAATCCCTGTTGCGGCTGCTGGAATCCTTGCTGATACTGCTGCTGCGACTGTTGGAAACCAGACTGCTGGGCCTTGGGTTTCGCGCTCAACACCGCAATGGTGCGGGCCGCGACATCCCAATTCTCATACCGTTTCCCATCCTTTTCCGACACTCTTTTGGACAAGCTGCCGTTCACAAGAACCTTCACGCTCATGTTCGGCTGGGACTTCAACTGGCGAACCTGATTCAAAGCATCCTTCGCCTGATTCGACAAGGGACGCACACCATAGAACTGAGGCTCCTTGTCAACCCACTGGTTCGTGTTCTTATCCGTGTAACCCGGATGGACGCTGACGTTGAGAATACTGGAATCCTGAAAATCCTTGATCTCTCCCGCATATCCGGTAAACTCGATGCTTGGTTCTCCGGCCATTACGCATTCCTCCTGTAATTGTTCGTCTTGTGTTTCTCCATGGCCCGCCTGTTGCAGACCAGCATGTGTGATTGGGCTCCGGCGCAATCAACGGCACCGCATGTGGGGCATTGGGGGAGCGTGATCTTGTCCCCGTGAGCCCACAGGCATCTGGCGCACTTGCAGCCCGGCCTCGGGGCGAAAGTCACTCGAAGCTCGCCTCCACCTTCGTGAACGGGAAACGATCATCCCGGACACTGGTCTTGAAGAACTGGCTGCGGGATTGGGACTGGCATGGGAAGGCGGGGGCGATGGTGCCATCATGGGAGAGCACCGGCATCCAACGTTTGCCGTCATGCTTCCACACCGATTCGGTGCGAGCCTTGTAGAAGCCCGGCTCCTTCGGAAGGTCATCCATCGTGTACGGTCCGCGGTACGCATATTGGAAAAAGGAGTCATCCACCCACCACCCGTCCGGAAAGCCGAGCTCCCCGATACTCAGGCACAGGGTCTGTCCGCCTATACGGTCAGAATCCGTCTTCTTCACCGTGTACTCGTTGCCGTTCTTCACCACCACTTTGTCGCCGGGGCGAACCTTCGTGATATCGGTGATACGCTCACGGAAAGCATCATCCACCAGTTCGATGGACTTGATACCGGAGTAAGGGACGAAAGTCGAGGATGAACGAATGGCGGGAGAAAGAGAGACGCAATGAGCAACGTTTCCCACCATGTCGAGCGTACTGGTCATCGTGTCGCCGTTATTCCACGTTATCTTGACACGCAGCCCTTCCAGCTCCCCGCAGGTCTTGCCTTTCCAGAACGGTTTCTTGTCATCATCTTCAGCCTGCTTGACGGATTCCGTCTCGGGCTTCGACTCGTACACATGCACGTTCCGAGCGGAACCGGTACTGTACCCATCGCCAAAATCCAAGAAAACCACGAGATTGCCTTCATCCTCGGTCTCGATGTACAGTGGCGGCTTATGGCCCATACTCATGATGAGACCGTCCACCATGCTTTCCTGGTTCTTCATCTCATGCAGTTCGCCCGCATAATGCCCGTCCGCATCATCAAACTCAACCCACATGCCCGGCTTCACGTCGTTCAAACCAATCTCACTGCTCACTGGGAGCCTCCTTAACCTTGTCGTTATGCTGTCGATAAGCGTCGATGAACCGTTGCGCCTGATATTCGGTCAACGTGCCATAAGCGACCCGCGTTTGCAGGACATTGCCGATGAAACCGTTCTCCTGACCCACCGGAATCTTGCAGTCTTCAAGAATCCGGTCGATCTGTGTTTTCTGCTCGTCGGTCATACCCTTGACAGAACGCTTTTTGTAGCCGCTCGTCTCACCGTCATCATCCGTGGTCGCCAGTCCGAACGCGCCGCAAGTGCTGTAGCGTCGCGCATACGTCAATGCGGAACCGAGGGCCTGCATGACGCTCATGCCACGCGAATCACCCACCTCGACCGGGATAAGACAATTACTGGCAATCCACTTGTCCGTGCCCTTCTTCCTGACGGCCGTATCCACATACAGGCGTCCGTCAACCAACTGGGTCGGCCATTGCAGGTCGAACCCCTGCTCGTCCACATAGTTCACGACCTGAGCCAGGGTCGCATACGTGCCACGACCGCCCTGAGCGTCCTTCTTAATTACCGCCATGATTCAATCTCCTCCTCTTCCTCCAACAGCTTCCAGTCGGGGAACACGACATCCTTCGGGTATTTAGGCAACCCGTAGGCCCTCATGGCCTCCAACGGGTCCTCCGTGTTGTCACGGAACCATCTGATGCCCTGCAAGGCGTGGTTTATCTTCGGTTCCGCCAGTTCGGTGATGATGGGCGAATCCTCCTGAATCTCGTAGCGCATCCAGTCGAACGGCGGGTTCTTCTCCTGCACGACGAACTCGAAACCCAACGGCCCCTTATATTCGGGCATCGTCAACCGGTAGAGACGCATGTAGAACGCGGCCTGAATGTGATACCCGTACTGCCAGCAGGAACGCTCGAACTCGTCCGGCGACTTCACCGTGGTCTTGTAATCACGGATACGCAGCACACCATCCGGGTCGGGAGTGGACGGCAACCAGTCCGCCTTGCCCTTAATCAACAATCCGGTATCAGGGTCGGCGGCGATCATCGCCACCTCCGGCTGACCATCCAGCTTCGTGAAGAAATCTCCAACCATGTCCCGCATGGCCTCGACCTTCTCCACATCATCGGGGGAAAGCCATACGATATCCTCGCCCTCATGCAGTTTCAATGTCTCCGCATACCTGGCTTTGCCTTCCTTGGTGCGTAGGTTCGGTTTCACCAGCACCTCGGGGCCACTGCCCAATATGAGACTGTGAGCCGCCTTCCCGAACTCGAACTGGGGGGAGGACGAATGCTCGCCGGTCAGATACTGCGAATACGCCAACGGGCTGACCAGATACTTCTTCAACGCGGTCTGGTCCACCGCGTCAAACGCGAAGTAATCGTCATCGGCCATCTGCTCGACGGTCATTGCCACTCCTTTCTTGCTTTGAGTACTTCCTTGCCTAAAACCTTGATGGTGTCGGCCACCAAGTCGAGAAAATCGTCAACGTCCTCCACGTCGTAGACCTCTCCGTAAAGCAGGGAACGATACGTGCGGAACTTTCTATGCCGGACATCATTCGGGGTCAACATGAGAACCCCTCGACTGCATGGACAATTGTTCCTCGCGTTCCATCAGGTGACTGTGACGCCAAGTACGCGACTTGCCCTGCTTGTGAGATGCCTCCGCATAATCGGCCACATGGTCGCGGCCAACGTCTCCCACGACCTTCGATGCCTCGTTCCAATCCGAGTACACGCGATCGTTCACGGCCACATACTTGTCCGCGAGATAACGGACGCAATCACCGAGATAACGGATGGCTTTGGCGATGGAGTTGAAATCAGATGCCATCAGTCGGCGTCCTCCGTGTTGAGTAGTCTCATACGGTCGAATGGGGTGAGTTCCATGATTGTTTCCCTCCACTGGGCTTGATTATTTGGTTGTCCTTCTACGCCGGTGCTGACACGTCCGAAACCCTTTTATTGGTTTCCGACGCAAGGACGCGAAGGGGTTAAATTTTTCTGAGCGCCAAGCCGGGAGTCGAACCCGGTGCACCTTGGAGAAGTCCATGACCATTGGAAGGCTTCGTAGGTGCGGCACCATGCGCTTGGCTGCCACCGGACGAGGAAGTAAAGGAATAAAGAACCCCGCCCGGAAGAATCATTTGGGTTGGATGAGGGTGTTGGAGCCCTCGGGTGTGACGATCAGCTGGTCGGCGTTCTTCAAAGCGTCGATGTAATGCTGCCGGAGCACGTTGTCGGTCAGGGAATCGTTCAGCACCTTGTTCGCGTCGGCCTCGCCCTGCGCCTTGATGCGCTTCGTCTCGGCCTCGACCTTCGCGGTCTCCTGCTCGTTCTTCGCCTTCTGCTTGGCGACCTCGGCGGCTTGGGCTTGCGCGTAGCTGTCGGTAATGGACTTCGGGTAGCGGATGTCTTGCACGGACACCTGTTCGACGGTCAGGCCGATGCTCTTCCATTTCGAGGTGAGCGCGTCCTGCACGGCCTTCGTGTACTTGCCACGGTCGGTGAGCATCGTGATCGTGTCGAACTTGCCGGAGGTTTCACGGGCCACGCTGCGCAGGTCGTTGCCGATGTAGTTCTGCGTGAACGTGGTCTGCTTGCCGTATTCCGAGTAGAGCATTTCGGCGGCGGACGGTTCGAGCGAATAGTTGACCTGAATGTCGATGTTCGCGCTGGCACCGCTACGGTCGTTGACCGTGATCTCCTTGCCTTCCGCGCTGCCGCCGTCGTACTTGTAGTCGGTGTCCTTGAAGAAGTTGATGAGGTTGTTGCGCGTATCGTATTTGATGACCGACTGCCACGGCGCCTTCGCATGGAAGCCCGCGTTCTCCGCATGACCGGCGACGGAGCCGCCCATGTTGCGGATGACGGCCACCTCGCCTACGTCCAGCGAGTATAGGCATGCCGGAATCATCAACAGTGCGGCGACGATGATGGGAATGAAGCCGAAACCGGCTCCGTCGCCACCGTTGGCGAGTGCGACGGCTATCATGCCGACTCCGATGAGCAGGAGTATTACGGCGAGTATGAACCAGATCATTTTTGTGTTCCTTTCGACAATGCGAACGAGAGCATGACGGGCGAACAGCACATGAAGCCTGCGAGAATGCTCCACGGGCCCGCATAGGGTTGCAGTGAGAGAATCAGGAACCCTGTCACCGCCAACGTCAGACAAGTGATTGTCTTCGTGTTCTCATGCCGGCGTCGGCGTTCATCAGGTGAATGCTGCCAGCCGGAGCAGTGAGCCCCATACGTTTTCCTGTTCATGACAGTCCTTTCCTCGTGGCCGGACTCGGATTCGAACCGAGAACGCCCTTGCCGCCACTGTGCTGCAATGTTGACCAACCGTGAGAGATGTATGACGAGTCCTATGGCGTGGTGACGATGGTGCGTGTCCAGACACCCCGAAGGGTCCCGGCCGATGGTTGCCGCAGTAGATCGCAGTATGGTATTTATTTGCCTGTAGTCGATAGGTGGATAAAAAAACGACCCACTGCGGCAGGACTTGTTATTCCTCGTTCTTCTCGTCGGCGCAGTCGGCCAGGTCTTCAAGGGCCTTGGCGGCGAAACGCGCCTGACTTGGAGTGAGGGGGCGGGCACCGTAATCGGTGTCGATTTCCGCGTTGATAAGACCTTCGGCAGTGACGTTGCCGGTGAAGTATTCACGGGTGTAACGTTCCTCGACCACGAGCTTCTGGGAAAGGTTACGATTTTGGCTGACCATTGTTTTCTCTTTCTTGTGAATATCGTTTAAAGGCCCTTTCGGATTAGGCTTGTAATCGCCAAACCACATGCCAAACCCGAAAGGAAGAATGAAAAATGACCGACATCGACGCGCTTCAAAAAGCGGCTCGGGAGATCAGGGGAGACATGAGCTTCCTGAACGCCTCCAACAACGCCGAGACCTGGCTGAGACACATCAAAACGTCGATGGACTCCACAGCCAAGGCCATTGACGTTATCACCGCCAACCAGCGCGAGCTTTCCGACCGTCTGGACAAACTCGGAGTCTGACTCACGACGCTTGGCTTGTTCTCCCCAGATTTCCGCCAACTGCGCGGAGATTTGGGGAAGCCCGGTTTCCACGATCTGAGCCATCCACGTGTTGAGAATGTTCAGCTCGTTGGCAACACGCTCCGACGAATCCGAGACATACGAATAGTTGCCGTCACTCATATCGCCACCTGCCTATCGGGTTAAGTTCCTTCGGAAAGGATTCGGCCTTATCCGCCAGATCATTGAGTGCTTTCGCTATCTCGCGGGCCTGTTCCGGGGTCAGTTTTTCGCATACGGAAAGCGGTGCCGTCACCTTTACGTATCCCGGATGCGCCTCACCTTTGAAAATGTGGGCCTCAAAGGTCTTCGTGACATCCGCCTCCAACGGGTCGTACATCACCTTGCCGATAGCAGGGGAGTCATAGACATGTTCCCCATGCTCATTGGTCTTGGACTTAGTCTTGTACATGATTCTTCGATTCGTATCGGTCCATCATCAGACGAACGTTGCGGCAAGGCGTCTTCCATGATGCTTGCGAGGCTTGCTCGCGTTCGTCTACTCCACCGGGGTTCTCCGGCCAGTAACTGTCCACGAGGGCGATGAAGTCCTTGGCGAAGCTCCTGAGCTTGCGCATGTCCGGTACGATCTCTACTCCTACCTTTCCGCTGTAAATCTCAGGGGCTTCCATGTTTTCTGTACTCATGCTGTTACCTCCAATACAGGAGACTCAGAAAGACGCTGCTCAGCTTCTGGCTTGGGAGACTCAGAAGAGGGAATCGACCGCATAATCTGTCGTTCCTCTTCTGCGGCAATCGCGATGTCAACAGCAGAGCCCCAACCGAGGAGAGGGGCAATGCGGTCCATTACCTTGGCGTTCCAAGAGCTTTTGCCGGTCATGTAATGACTAAGCACTGTCTGGTCGATATTCAGTTCGGACGCGAGCTGATACTGCTTCTTCTTGATTCGCAGAAGGCGTACCGATATTGCCTGCGAGATGAATGCGTTGGTGTCCATGAAGTCTCCGTATCTTATATACGATATTTAACAATGTGTTTGTACCGTATTCCGATTTGCTGGTTACAACTATATATCTTATTTAAGATATGTCAAAGAACGACACGCCCGACAAGATATGTTATATGAGATATACTGTTTGTTATGAACGCAAAAATCTCAAACACAGATATCGCAATAGGTGCATACCTTGACGCGAGAATGAAGGACAAGCATCTCACTCAGATGGATATCGCAAAAGCGATAGGCAGAAAGGCCCAGTCCTATGTCAGCGATCGGCTGACGGGAAAAAAGTCATTCCTGATTTCCGAGCTGGATATCATCGCGCCGATGGTCGGACTTCCTGATTCCCTTGCCCTCATAGCCGCTTCGGTAGGCCGCAGGCGAGTCGAATAGTGTTAGACTAGCTTATGTCGCGCCTCCTTCTGGTGGTGTGGCAATGCTGAGAGGTTCGCCGGTTCTTCGCGGGATGGGCGGACCTCTTTTTCGTTCCCGTTGATTCGAGCAAGGTTCATCTCAGACGGCGGTTCCGTCAATCCGATAGAACATTTGTTCGATTGCATGATTCTGATTATGCACCAGATATTGGATAATCGCAATTCAGATGTTCTCCGTTCAAGCCAAATAATGATAGTATCGCTCATACGGAGAGAATGGGTTTCGGCAAGGGGACGTGGTGTCTAGTCAATCAAAAACATACGAATGCTCGCCACAACTGATTAAGACGGCAATCGATTCCCTACTTAAATCAGGGCCGTATTCTCCTCTCGTCTTGGTTAAGCAAGGTACTGATATAGGAGCTCGCTCGTCCTTTGGAAGCAAATTGCGGATAAGGGTGAAAGATCATGAGGTCATCGTCTATCTCATTAAAGAAGGCGAGGATGGAGACAGAGTTCTTAGCGTGTTCTTCCATGACCTGAGCAGAAGAATCTCCCAAATAGAGAAGCATCAGGTGAAACAGCAGGCGAATGCCGCCAAGACTCAACCCAGCACCACTAAGCCCGCGTCTTCTACTGCCGCGACTGAGGTTAAGGGGTCGAAGCCGGAGAAGGATGATCTTGTCGAGAAATCCATTGAAGCCGCGAGTCGTGCAGTGAACAGGATTCCGGCACCGCTTTTCGCGGTATTCATGGTGCTGGCATTGGTATTGGTCGCGCTAATCGCCTTCTTCATGGGCTGGCAAGGCGGATACGATTCTCGTGATCCGGTGGAGCAGCCCGAATACACGAAGATGATCGACGCCCATAAAGAGGAAGTCCGGAACCTCAACAGTAAGATATCTGACTTGCAGTCAATTGTGATTGACAATCAGAAGCGGATAGATGAGCTCAAACCCTACAAGGATGAGTACGACAGCAAGAAGGCTGAACTCGATAAAAGGCAATCGGATTTGGATAGTCGGTCATCTGAGCTTGACTCACGCGAGAACGCGGTAAAGCAACGGGAGGACGCCGCAGCAGCGGCTTCGACGTCAACCAATTCGGGTTCATCTTATTCCTCCGACGACTCCTCGACCGGTTGGGCGTATTACAAGAACTGTTCAGCAGCGCGAGCTGCCGGCGCCGCGCCATTGTATCGGGGCCAGCCGGGCTATCGTTCGTCATTGGACCGTGACGGTGACGGAATTGCCTGCGAATAGCACTAAATAAGTAGAATATGAAGAACCAACCCAATGAAGAGAAGGGGATAATA